AATCTGTTTCTTCGCTGTCCTCGTTTTTCCCATGTTCCCTCAGCCTTCATCTGATCGACTCGACCTTGAAGCTCAGGGCTGAGTCCGCGATGAACTCGGCCTGTATGTGGATTAACCGGAGCGCCGCTATTTAAGGCATCAAGCTGACCTTGCAAGTGGTCATTGCCTCTTTTGACATCATCAACACGACGTTGCTGGACCTCTAAGTTCTTCTGCGACTGCTCTATATTGCTCCGAAGAACCTGATTGCGATATGGGTCGTTTTTAGCAGCATCATAACCCTCTTGAAATATTTTGTCGGGATCCCCTTCGGAGTTATACCAGCCAGTCGATTCTCTTGCAGCTCTTTCTTCAAATTCTTTTTTCTTTTCCGGTGGCAACTGCTGGTACACACCTTCTTGCATAGCAGGATCCATACTCATAAACTCTTCGTATGTAATATCCATGGACTGAGGCATCCATGGGTTAGATCCCAAGTTTGACGTTGCACCATATTGGTCTGACCCAGAATTGTCCAACATCCCAGAAGGATCTGCAGCTCCAACGTCCTCCGGGCTATAGCTAGGGGATCTGGGCTGGATCCTGTTGCCGCGACCACGTTTTTTGGTCGGTGGTAAGTTTCCTGTCGCACCAAAATCTATTGCGTTTCGATTCATGCTCCCTGGCGACGCAGGTATATCAAGCGGAGGAGCCGCACCAACAGCAGCAGGGTCAAAAGTTTGCTGTGGTGGCGGAGGGGGAGGGGTCACTCCCTGGAAAGGCATCTGGCCCATCATCCCGCCTCGCTGCAAATTCTCGAACTGCAATGCTTGCTGCAGTAACTGCTCGGGAGAGGCAAGGGGCATTCCGCCTGTAGCACCTGAAAGTATGTCTTCCAGCAAAGGCATAGCCTGAACTGGTATATTGGGCATAAATGGAGGTCGTTGATTTGGTAAGTTCATTATTTCTTGCCTTTCGTGTGCTTAGAAATAACTTTTTCTTTAAGCTGTTTCATCACTTTAGAGTTTTTCTCTGCTTTTTTTGCTAACGAAGGATCCTTGGACATCTCTTCTAGCATGTATTTAGCGACAATATCATCGCCTAATTTCTTTTTGCCTTTGAATTCTCTTTCCGGGGCTTTGTAATTAACCCCGCCAACAGCACTTAAGCCCTTGGCTTTTAGTGCAGCTGACACATCATCTTGTGTGGAAACCCAGGCCATCTTGTCTGTAGGCCTGCCTAGTCCACCAATGTATTTTTTGCCCTGAGTAGAGATACCGGCATTCTTAGCTTGACGATGTAGTTCAGTAGCACAGTCATGGCTGAGTTTATCTGCCCAGTGCTGCTGCCCTTCAAGAAAAGCACGCTCAGTTCCTTTAGTTCCTGCGGGACGTTGCATCGCAAGCATAGCAGCAAAGCCAGGGTTATTCCCTTCAAGTATAAGGTGTTCGTAGAAATCTACCCTACCGGCTTCTTCACACTGCTTGCGATATCGTTCATAGTCTGGGTGCTTACTCATATTTTATCCTTAATTGCTATCTGATGCCTGAGCAGTATTTCGTCTTTTTTCTGCTTCACTCTTTAGCTGTAAGAATTCCATCTCCATTTGATGTTTTTCTTTAGCTTGCTCCATTTCCATATCGTGTCGCTCGGAGTCTTGTTGTAGTTCTTGCTGGTGAGATTGTGCATCAAGACGCATTTTCTCTGCTTCGAGCTGCATTTTCTCCTCGGCAATTCTAGCCGAAGAGTCTCCGCCAGATGCTTTAGACTGTAACTCAGCCTGTTTAAGCTGCATTTCCATTTGCATTTTCTGGAGTTCGAGCTGACCCTTCTGCTGCTCGTATTGCATTTGTTGTTGCTGATACTGCATCTGCATTTCCTGTGCTTGCTGCTCAGGATCTGGCTCTTGGCCTTCTTTCGCTGCCTGCTCTTCCTCTTGTTCTTTTTGCTTCAGCTCTTCCAGATCAAGAAGATATGGCTCTACATCCATTTCATTAGCTTTTGCCCAGTCACGCATGAAGGCGTTGTATGGACCATCCATTCCCATCTCTACAAACTGCTGAATCATGGGGAATGCTATCTGTGCAAAGTCATTTAGCTGCCTAATAATATTTGTTTTATTAGGCTTCCTTGCAGATCCTGCTTCAATGCGATAATCGTAGTCTCGAACCGTTCGCTCGAACTCTTGCTGCTGGATCTGCTGCTCCCAGATCATCGCACCCGTTGGGCCAAGGACATGATATACGTCATTTCCTGTCAAAGCCCATTCTGCCGTAAGCATTTCGTTTACAGCACACTTACTAAGCCAATCTTCCACTCGAGAAGCCATATCATCTGGACGAACGGATACGTTCTGGTTTCGCACATCCGCTTCTGTAGCTGATCGAATCTGAGTACCACCGGAAAGCCCATAAAGCAATTCCGTGAGCCCGGTTCTCTTGTCGATCATGTCCAGAACTTCAGACACCATCCGCCATATATCGACGTTAAACGATGGTGCGTCCAGGAATGAAACTACGTCGCTAACACTACGCCCAAATATCTCAGATATTTCTATATGAGTGTATGGGCCAACGCCGGACTTAATTTGATCTTGTATTTCTGCACCCGCGGCCTTCGCAATAGCAACATAAGTGGTAGAAGATGCGGCCACTTTGTCAGCAAGGAAGGACATACACCAGTTAACAAACCGGAGCTCTCCGATAGCAGGCTTAATAAGAGAAATTGGCCATATTTCTTTTGGCTTCTCATAGAAGTGCAACTTACTAAACGGCCAGCCGCCATCTGTCCAGAAAGGAATAGGCCATTGAGAGCGTAAAAACATCTCTTCTGGATCGCCTTCTAGCGATTCAGGCGGCATGTTCAGAGGGTAAGAGCAGTCTTCGGTTACAGCAATGTAACAAAAATCTCCAAACTGCTCAAAATCAAACTTCTCTTTAACGTCTTTAACAACGCCACTTTTTTTCAGTCTAGTGCCAAACCCAGTCTTGGAGTAAATCTGCCAATATTCGACCAAATCAAAAGAGTCACCAGTCCTCTTTGAGCCGGAATCCTCTTTCGTACTTCGATTGCTTTTCTCTGCCTGCCTATTGAGGGATGATTTAGTGCCTTTTAGCTTGCCCTCAATGCCATATTCTCTCTCGACTTTCCAGCGGGGGTGAACACAGCGACGAGCAACCCACTGAACGTCTTCCCAATACTGAGCATCAGGGTCGATTACAACATCATCAACAGAAACATAAAAACTTTTAGGGACATTAATCTCAGAACCACTAGGGCGATACATTTCTGTCCATAAAAAGCTCATCCCCTTTACAATGGCTTCATTAATAGCCATGCGAGCCTGATCTTTTTTATTGCACTCTTGCTGCACCCAGTTCAAATAGTGTTCTTTTAGCCTAGAATAGCTACGCTTCTTATCGTTCTCCATGTCTTGCTGGAAAATCATCTGCTGAGCTTGCTGGATTTGCTCCTCATCTTCAGGATCAAGGCCAAGAAGCACAGGCTCGATTTTAGGTGTTACTCTGGGAGTAACCTGAATCACTGGATTTCGGTGATATAAGACCGGACCAAATAAAGCGACAGCTTCAAATACTCGGTTGACTGTCATGCGGAAGGTAGGCATAGCGCCTTGGGCTTTTTTATCCAGGAATCCGCCACTAGATTTAGCGTAATCCCCCTTCCACATCCAGTCGTGCGAACCATCAAAGAATTTCATGGCCTCTTCAGCATACTTGCCGAAGCGTTCGTGCTTCTGTTTCTTAGCCTTTTTAATCTTTTCTAGCCATTGATCTACAATAGGCCTGAAAGGATGCTCTTTTTCAGTGCTGTCCATGATTATTCCTTAAGATGACATTTTGTCGTATTAGGAGTCTTGTGACTTCTTACGGCGACTAACTGTTTTCGTGGCAGTATGCTCTAAAGCTGCAACGCGTGCCTCTAGGTCTTTTCGCTCTTTCTCTAACCGTTTCCACTCAGGGGTATAATCCCATGATCCAGACTCTCGATGGTCTACATTCCAGTCTAAACGAGGGTCATCTACATGCTTCACTGATTCGTGAACATGTCTGTCTGATGTCCGAATGACTACATTCTTACCTGTTCGGCCTATTCTTACGACAAAGCCTAATTGTGGATTTTGTAGGTCGTGGGCGCGATGAAACATCACTGGTGATCCAAGCTCAATATCGGGCATTACAAACTCGTGTGCCAGCTGTTCTGGCGATTTCTTTTCGGTAGTCGTCATGACTATTCTCCTTGGGGTCCTAGGTTGATGGTGTTAGTGCTCAAACCCCGCTTTTTAGCAGATCTTTGAGCTGAACGCATTTTACGTCCTTGTAGTATTTGGGCAACCCTTCCTCTAATAACTCTTTTAGATTTGGGCTTAACATATTTTAACCCGTGAGCGGCTGCATATTCTAGTGTTTCTATAGCATGGCAGTTTCCACGGCGATTTCCTTGATCTGTAATGAAGCCATTCATTGTTTTTTTCTTAAATCTATTAAACTCCCTACACAAATTAGGGCATCTGGCTACAACAACTAATAATGTGGGAGTACCGTTAGATTGTATATTAATCCAACTTCTTAGCTTCATCTCTCGGCCGGGAACATCATCTGACCCGCTCAAGAAATTACTTCCTGTTGTATTGCTTACAACATTGTGTCTTTGAAGCTCTTTTGAATACTGTATTCGCGGCAATACCCCACTACCAATTTCCCTAATTCTACCCCCGTGAGCATCAATAATGAATGACTCAAATTGTCCACCATGCTGCTCCACCTTTTGAGCTACCATATTACCAAATTTCGCTGCCGTACAGTTTTGTATATAAAGCTCGTCATAACATACAACATTATTGCCCAAGCTAGGTGGTGGGATGGCATAGAAAGTAACAGCGCAAACACTATGACCTGGGTCCACGACCATGTACTTGCACCAGTCCTTGCCCGGCTGCCCATTGTTATTCGCCAAGTATTCTTGGACTTTGTTTCTTGGCTCTTCAAATCGGATTGCATTATGTACGTCCTTTGAGAAGTTAGGGTACATAAGAACGCTATCGGTAACAAGCTCTCCTAACGCACGCTTACGAAACTCATCTTCTCCTTTAGCCTTCCATCGCTTAATGTTTTCTTGTTTTACCTGTTCAGGCATGAAAGGGTTGTCGAATATAGTAGCTCGCATAACTAGAGTTGACGGATTCTCTTCGTTTTCCTCGTCCTCTGCTCGTTCTGCAAGATTAACTAAAGCGTCGTTTTTAGAGTGAGGCAAAGCAGACCATCTCAGCTTGCCATTACGCATAGATAGACGGGCAATCATTTCGTCGTACCATTCAGACCGCTCGAGGTCTTCATCTATATGAACTAAATCAGCTTGGAAACCCTGCGAAGGATCTCCCTTGGACCCCATTGCGTAGATTGTCCACCCGTTATGCAGCTCACATATTTCAAAGACATGTTGAGCACGCTTCTTCCAGGCAAACTGCTTTATAAATCTTTCAGGTATGAGAGGAGGAGCAGGCTTTGTTTCCGATTTTCTTTCCCAGTCAGATTCAATCCAAGGCTTCCAGGCACGCCACTTGTTAGAGATGTTGTCCTTGATGATTTTGAAAGATCCGGATCTAAACAAATACTTATGTATAGTCCTGCCAATATGCCCCTCGTCCATGCCGAGGCAAACCATGATACCGTCTTCTTTGGGGTACTTCCCGTAGGGATCCTGGCCCGTGGCAGCTCTAGCATCTTCGACAAATGCACATAAGGACTTCCCAACCTGATTACCCGCCTGTATGAGAACCTCTTTGGCATTTGAGGAGTGAAACTTATCCTGGAAAGGTAGCGGTTCATAAAGCCGCAAGGCTTCTGATTCTCTTTTTGCTTTTTCGACATGAAGTTGCCTGAGCTGAGCCCGCTGATATTCAGTAACCCCTTCAAGAAAGTTGTTGGGAGGAACGTAAAATGCGCTATCTTGATTCTCCATCGGATGGCTTTAGCTTATATAGGGTTTGTAGGTCTGGGTCGATAACTGAGCGAACTGACTTTTGAATCTCTTCATCAAGCTCTTCATTAGTTAGCTCCTCAAATGATTTTTGTGCCGCACCGGATTCGGAAACTTTAATATTTAATCTAAGGACAGATTCAAGAATCCTTTGTCTTTGCTGGCTACCGGGGGCAGATCTAAAAAAGGTAGCTGCAACTTGCTGAGCTAATCCACCTGGGCCACCAAAGGCTTCCATTATTCTCTGGAAGGTCTCTCCCATGTGAGGGACATCAGACCCTCCCTTGAGTAGCGTATCTAATAAATCAACGCCCTCATCTTCTATTTTGTCTACCGCCTTAGAAACTTTTTCTTTTCGGTTGTTTTCGACTTCTTCCGAACGACACATCTTACATGTAGTCCGGTACCCGTCAGCAGAGTGATTGTCTCGGTGCCAAAAATCTCTGCTTAACGGGTATTCAACATTGCACTTTGTGCATGTTTTATGTGAGTCCATTATCACGCATCCTTGCTTGTCGCAAATCTGGAGTGGCGCCGTCTATGCCTGGCAAATACCCTGGAGCCATTGCACCTGCATCATCAACGAAGTTCCCACCAAGCCCCATTTGGGCTGGCCCAGCTCCGCTACTTGATGGCCCAAGCGGTTTTATTGTTCCTTGCTGCATCCCAGATTCCATCGCTTGGGATAACGCGCCTACATCTGGGCCCTGCAGATGAGTTAAATCTCCGGCACCCTGCTGTGCAGCTTGTGGGCCACCTAGCATCATCATGGCCTGCTGTATTAACTGCATAGCCTGATTTCTTTCTTGTGGAGGCAATCCTTGAATTTGCTGAACCGCCATATTCAAGTCTTGTTCACTAGCGCTCTGCAAGAGCATAGCCAGCTGCTGTGGATCATAGGGCATTTGTTGCCCAGCTATCATGATATTTGGCATTGTTATCTTCCGTACTGAAGGTTGCTTCTGTTTTGTCTAGTATCGTATCCCAGAGTGTTGCCGTAAGTGCTACCCTGCTGTTGATCTACGGGTAAAAATATATCTTGATTGTCTCTAATACTATTCTCGATGGCACCAATATTATCAATGCCATCTGTGTCTAAATCTATTGTATTATCAATAGGAGGATTTTCCAAACTACTGCCCGCTTCGGTATTATCGTTAGTCTTCCGAAAGAGGTCTGTATATTCAGATTGAGTTATTTTGCCAGGTTCATCGCCTGTCTTAAATGCTGCGTGAACATCTTCTATAGAAGCACCTTCAAATACTCCAGGCGTGTTAGAGCTAGTATCTACGGGATCAAATGTAGCATCTTTTAGCTTAGTATCGGCCTCCTGAGCACCTCCTTCTGGCTTCCATAAATCCCAAGCAGCCTTGAAAAAGTTCTGGTGCCTACGCCATTTGTTGGGATTCCATTTATCCTTATCTCTCCACCATCTGCCCCAATTTCCGTGGAAATAGTCGTATCCTTCGGGGACATCTTTTTTGCGGCCAAATCTTAATGCAAAGTCCTTTCGGTCTCCTCCCATATCGACGAGCTTTCCAAACTCTTTCCAATCAAATCCTTTTGGTGCTTTGATGCCTTCTAGGGATTTTAGTGCCATTTGTTTCTCCAATAAAAAAGTGCCGGGCTCCCTAAGGAACCCGACACCGCACCCAAGACCCTACACTTCCGTGAGGAGGTGTTCTTGCTGGCTGTACAGCCGGGTATTAGGGATTAATAGTTAACACAAAGGTGAACTAGACCTGCAGCATTATCGGCAATGTCATCAAGGGTGATACCCAAGATTTGACCAACGACGTTAGAAGCGTCGGCAAGAATGACATGGCCATCAGTACCTGCGTCTGCAACAACTGCATTACCTACTCCAATGGGACTACCTGCGCCTTCAGCGAAAACTGGAACAGCTCCGCCGATAATCAACCAGAATAGGTCGTGCTTTGCGACAGTAGTAGTCCCAAGTTCAGGGTCGCCAACTCCGGCCCAATCGCCTTCTGTTAGACTTGCACCTGCAACTTGACCAGCTGCTTTTCGTCCAGTGCCTGAAGCTGTAGTACCGAAACCAAGAACCAGCCCGTAAGTAGCAGTCGCTACTGTCAAAGCCCCGTCTTTAATGTTTCGGACACAAACAGCTCGAAGCGTTCCGCCACTGCGACGGTTTTTACCACCGCCTCGTGGACTTGGAGTTCGGTCAACATCGGGAAACTCAAATACAGCTCCCTCCCATTGCGAATTAATTTGATTTCCATCATCGTCAGTCCCTTTAAGGGTTTCACCGAGATCGAATGGAGGATCTACATGAATCATAATATTGATTCCTTTCCTAAAAGGGGTTAGTCGCTGTTAACAGCTGTCAGAGCTTGCAACTTGAAGAAGTTACGAGGTGAGCTGAATTTCAGGTTAGACAGTGTTGAAACAACAGCATTGAATGCTTGGCTATGAATATCATACTCAGGGCCTTCAGAGCGAAGGAGAGAATCGTCCATAGATTTCAATTCAATGTTCTGGTAGTTAAGACCATAGCCAACCCCATCTGGAATAGCAGTTTCCCAAGAAACTTCAATACCATCAAAGTTAACAGTGTTCTTAAATCCAAGAGCACGAAGCTGATGTTCGCTAGTAATCTGAATACGTTCCTTCTCATCAATCAAGTTGAGGAGATCCATATACAGCTGACGGGATAGCATGATATTGCTAATCTGACCGTTCTGGCTAGTATTACGCTGAGCGTGAATAATAGCGAAACGCATTGCTTCATCACCTTGAGTGGCAAAGCTATGTGTCTTACCGGCGGTCTGATCGCCAAAAGTAGTAGCGTTGTAGTTAACAACAAGTGGTGACCAGAAATCGTATTCTGGGTCAGCTACGCCGTTAGGCCAGCCTACACCAGTTTCTTGAGCACCACCGGCATTACCGAGAACCTTAGAGATTCCAGCATATGTCCCAGCAGGATTACCAACTTTGTCAGCGGTATTAGAGCTGTTTCGTGCTGCACTACCATCACTAGGCAATGTGTGGGTAATGGTTCCGAAAATACTTTCGAGCCCATGCCAGCCTTGTGAGTTGCCAGTATCATAGCCGTTAACGTAGTATTCTCCACCCAGAGCTTGTTCGATAGAAGTCTCTAGACGTTGAACGAAATTATCAAATACCTTGATAATTCCTTCTTCACCACGGTTACTGCGGAATTCACGGTAGTACATGGAGTCGGTGGTTTGGTAACCACGGTATTCCAAGTTAGCCGTTTTCCACAAGTTACGACGTGCGAAGTTACGAGCTGTTTCACCCGTATTACCTTCTACTTGATGTAGACGGTATTGAACCGGCCAGTCGAAACCTTCACCGGAGTTGTTGTAGTTTACCCGTCCTGCGGCTTCCAGCAATGCACCTAGCTGATAGTTGCGGAGCATATTCTCCTCAACGTCGCGGATGTGCTTTGCGAGCGTGGTTGCTGCGGTACGAGCAAAAGCTACGGGATTAAAACCTTTATAGGCCATGATCCTAACCTTTCTCTAAAAGGAAACTAAAATAAACCATCCGCCAACGCTTGTTGACGCAACTTATCCCCAGGCGACAGGCTCTGGTTCTGTGATGTCGGGCTTGGATTTTCTGGTGGAGCCATGCTTCCGCCGCGGTTAGGAATATGGCTAGCACCGTTTTGCAGATGACGCATGTTACGCTGCTGTACTTGCTGCGCACTTTGCATCTGCTGTCGGGTTTGGTGTAGTGCACCTTGAGCAAGTTCTCCGGCTAAAAGCCTTGAAGCTGTGTCCCAAAGCTGCTGTGGGTCTGTCATCCCAGATTCGCGAAGGCTATTGATATGTCCAATAACTCGCTCACCTTGGGGTGACAAGACTGGCTCACCGGAATGATCCATAACTGCCTGTCCAGTTCTGGGGTCGTTCTGATAAAGCCAATCTGCATTTCGTATATTAATATCGTTTACAGCCTGTTCCTGAGTTCGGACATGCTGCTCGTCACGATACTCATCCATCAACTTTCCATATCGGTCGATGAATAATTTATCAAATTCTTTTTCGATGATTTCCGGAAGAACTTCATCTGGACGCTCTCGAAGTGCTTCATTCCACCCTTTGTGGTATTCAACATAATCTTCTGCTGCGTCTTTAATTTCTTGTGGTGTACCTACCTTCCAGTCCCAACGCATCTGTCCGTCGTGACCGCGGTACCTTGTTCGATATTTCGCAATCTCTTCCTTGTCTATTTCAGGAGGATTCCACCAAACACCTTCTTGCTCATATTCCATCTCCTGCTCGTACTGTTCTTGTTCGAGCTGACGTTGGTATTCCTGCATCTGCATCTGCTGTTGCTGCTGATACTGCTGCATCCCGTATTGGGCCATCTGCTGCATCTGCTGCTGTTGCTGTGCTTGTTGCTGGCGCTGAGCTTCCTGTTGCTGGTGGTACTGTTGCCATTGCTGGTTATACTCTTGTGCCTGTGTGTAAGCATTGAAAAGTGCTTCTCTAGGCGGAGTATCGTCTTCAAAACGAACACCAGCTTGTTCAACTCTATTGCGGAAATCGTCTGTTTGATCTGGAGTGCTCTCAGAAAAAACGTCTGTTAAATCTAGCTCGGGTGAAGATTCTTCTACCTGAACATCATCTGATACGGAAGTTTCTTCAACTCCTGTATCTACCACATCAGAGGTTACTTCCTCTGATACTTCCTGTACTGCTTCTTCAGACATAACTTTCCTCTCGGTCTTGGGTTAAAGGATATTATTAATATTAATAAAATTCGGGCTACACCCGCAATACCTTATTGCAAGCATAACCCGAATTAGTGTTAAGTAAAATGATTTTCGCAGCATTAAATGATTGGGCCAGCCCCACTTTCATATCTATTCAGGCTATCTTGAAGCCTATGTAGCCATTGAGCCCATACATAGCTTTTCCACATTAAGATGCCCATATACACTGATATAGAAGAAAAACACACCGCCCCTGTCGCCAAAAACCATGTGGTTAACTTATCCCTCTTCTGCCTCCGCTTTCTCATCCTGCTCCCTCCTTTTTGGAACGATTAACACCGCACCACAACTGGTGCAGTAAAAGGTGATTTTCCCACCCCGCATACCGACCAACTTAGTAGGTTTAGAACAAGCAGGGCAAGACCTTACATTTTTCCCTTCAGACACCATGCCGCATTCCTTACATCGTCAAACCCTATAATCCGCCGTTCTTTTGGAAAGAACACAAACGTAGGGCAAGTAGGTATAGAACTCGCAAATCCATACTGATGAGAGTATGGGCTCATTATCTGATAGGATCCAGGCCTGGCTGCATAACGCTTTTTGCCGTGTTTGATAAACATCTCAACGGCGGCCTCGTGATGGTGGCCGATTACCCCGACATCAAACAATTCCTCGTTGTTTTCGTAGAATCGCTTTACTGCGTGGGTTTGATTAAGACTTGAGTTGAATCGACCCGTCTGGTGCCTTACTACCATTTTATATAATTGGCCGTCTACTGTAATGTCTAATCTAGCTTCCGCCGGAGCGTAACAGACCTTGTGGGCATTAGCAAGTTTCGATAGATAATCGACACCTCCGATTTGTGCGGTCCAAGCGTCGTGGTTACCTGAAATGATTGCGAGTATTTTGTCTCCGAATAATTGAAGGTAGTGGTCGAAGAGTCTCCACTGCTCATCAGGAGTTGAGTTTGCTCCGATAAGGGCGGATCTATGCTTGATGTGGTTGTCCACCCCATCTCCTCCGAAGACAGCATAGAAGTTTGGGGTTTCTCGAATAAGTTCTGCATCTTCTTTCATTCTCTTAAAATCGCAGGGAGTTCCCGGTGCAATGTGCTGGTCACTGATTACAGCTACGGCAATAGGGCCAGAGTCAAAGTTTACTTTGAACCGCCCCCTCTTGGAAGCCTTGTGGATAGCCCGCTTGCCCTTTTCCTCGGCACGAGCCCATTCTGCATCTCCGTCCCAATCGTCTTCCCATTCAGGGACGACCATACGCATCTCAGCTTCTTTTACCTTTTGCTTCATTTCTTTAAGCTCAGCTTTAAGCAGGCTGTTCTCAAAATCGTATGATGCGTCTTCTATAGTCTGCTTTTCTTTCTGTGAAAACTTTTTCTTTGCCTTTGCTGCTCTTCCTATTAAGCCCGCTTCTTTTAGCTTGTGCCTTACAGCAACTTCCGATCTGCCTAGCTTAATAGCTATGCTTTGTATAGCCATTCCGTCGCTATGACCAGTCCTTACAAAACCAAGCTCTTCTTCGCTCCAAGGTCTACCTGCCATCTTTTCTCCAACCTAATTTATAAAGTGCATTCGCTAAATCTATAGCGCTATCGTATACCCATTCCTCATCGAACATCTTGAACGCTAGAGCGTGCAACATTTCATGAATGGTAACTTCAAGTTCTTCGTTCCCTGTGAGCTTTGTATCTATAAGAATCTCAGGCTCTTTCTTTTTCGGATGATCGCACGAGCCTCGGTTCTTGCGCATGTGAGTATATCGAACGACGTACTCAATGCCATTGAACGAACTTTTAATCTTTTTAACCATAAAAATATTATACGGTTACTTGAACCCACAGGAATATACAAGTATCTTAATTGGGCACCACAGACTCCGCCAGCGCAATATTTGGCTAAAGAACTGCTAAGAGTGAGCCCGTGACGATTACCGGACGCGGGAGTGTACCTTAGAATTAACTTCGCTAAAATGAAGTTAGTTGCCAGAGTCGGCCTATTAAAACAGTAATAGGTATATATTCTGAGCCCAAGGTGCGTCTATGAAAAGATACTACGTTCTCACTATCGAAGCTGATCGAGGGCCACGCAAAGGAGATGTGATGGTCTGGGAGGGTGACTACTGGAATCAACAGGAAGATCCGACTAAGCTATTAGTTAGGTACTTGTGGGATTTCGGCGGATATTATTTCGTCACTCCAAGAGACCACTTGATAGAATTTGTATCTGAGTCAGAACTCGAGAATCCAGAGGATGGATTAGAGTATCGAACTCAATACAAGAAAATATGGAACGCCGCTGGATATGCCTGAAATATCATGTAAGACCTGCCGATTTTGGGCAGAGACTGAAGAAGAATCTAACTGGTCATTGTGCCTACTAACCCAAGCTAATGCTCATGAGACTCTCACAGAGAGTGTCATATTTGTTGTAGAGCAGTCTCCTGTAGAGGAAGAAGAGCTTTGGGTAGAGCTTCAAGGGCCTAGTAATCTAACAAGCATATTAAATACGCGAGACGATTATGGCTGTGTCCAATACGAAAATAAAGAAGTGTCCTAACTGCGGTGGCGAGAGACTGAGGAAATACTCGTATTCTTTCGGGGATGAACCTGTTAAGACGAATGTGCAATGTTTAGAGTGTGCTTGGAGCAAAGAAGTGAAAAGAAAAGATCCGCCCGACCATTACGATCAGGGTATTCAGCCATGGGATGCGATAAACGCGTGGGACTTAGATTTCTGGGCTGGTAATGCACTTAAATACATTTGCAGGGCTGGGAAGAAAGAAGGCAACACAGCAGTGCAGGACTACGAGAAAGCAATCACATATCTTGAAGAATGTATTAGGAGAGCTAGTTAAATGGCAGATCCTCGTCCCCACCTAGCTAATCTTCGCTTTGCAAAAGCAGCACTGAACTCAGCAGCAGACCTGTTAAAGATAGAAGAAGGTGCAGAGAATAGCCAGTTAAGCGCCGTGTGCCTTTCGATAAGTCAAAAAGCACGGGCGCTATCGGCTATGTTAGAACAAGAAGAAGATCTAGCTACCAACCTAGATTAATACATTATGCCACGGTCAATGTTTCTTTGGTATTTCTGGCCATCTTCTGTTTGCATCCATTCCGCAAGGGTTCCCTTGTATCCCATGCGTCGAGCTATGCCATAAGGATGTGCAAATCCCGACATCCTTCCACGACCTCCTCCAGGGCGAGGTCCTCCACGACCGCCGCCTAATCGACGTGGTGGAGTTGGCCTTCTTCTACCTAATCCTCTTCTGAAACGATCGAATCTTCGTCCATACCCTCTTTGGTTATAAGGCACTCGGCTTCTTCGTCGTGGTGATCTGCGAGGCACTCCAGTGTTTTGCGCGCCCCATGGCTGTGGTCTTCTTGGGGGACGCGACGGAGGTGCCGTAGGTTGTCCTGGCATGTGCGGCGCGGTACCTGGAAGTGGCGGTTTAGGTGCTCCGCCATCTGCCCTTCCACGCCACCAAGTTCCATAACCTGCGTCTAGTATTTGCTGGTTATTAGCTCGCACTAAACTTCGACCGTCCCTGCCCATTTTCCAAGTTTTATTGAAAGTGTCTTCGTCTTTATATCCCATATCCTGCCATGTAGGAGCCGCAGTTCCTTCGCCCCAAGCTATGCTGTTAGTCATCCAGCTCGGCATTCCCTTCCAGTATTTACCCTTACTAGGATCTGATTTCCACCTATCCCAAGAACCTCTGCCGTATTTCTTTTCATGGGCATCAAACTTTTTCTTGAATGCATGATCTGTATACCCACCACGACCAGCACCCCAGCGTCGCCAGTCAAATCCAGGCTGGCCGCCACCAGCTACTGGAGGTCTGGGTGCTCCGCCCATGCCGCCCATGCCGCCACCACCTGCCACTGGCCTTCTTGGAATTGGATCCATATCCCTACGTCCGCCGCCGTATCTTCCTAGATTACGGTTTCCAGCTCCGTAGTTTCCCCTACCGCCAGGCCTTCTAAAACCGCCTACTCGCCGTCGTCGATTCCAATAATCATTCCAATTTCTATTACGCCCTGGAGCATAAGGACCGGGGCCAAAGCCGCCAGCAGATGGTCTTCGGCGACCTCCAGCGAGTCCTGTACCTACTCGACCTCTACCTCCTCCTCGCCGACCGTAAGGTGGTGGATCAGTTTGGGTCGGAGGTCTCCTGCGGCGTTTGTTTTGACGTTTCTTAAACCAATCAGGGTGTACTGGAAACATATTATTTTCTTTCTTTTATATTATCGGCCGTAGTTGCTTGGGCCAACTCGTCTTCTAAAATCAAACTGCCTTCGCTTAGGTCTTAAGTTGTGACCAAAGAAGTCTCTACGAAATCTACTGTAGTCTACATCACTTCTATTTTGTCCATAGAAATCACGACGATAGCGGCTATTGTCTCGTGGTGCCCTTCGTGCGTACCGATTAAGTGCTTGCTCAAATGTTCGGCGACTTATAGGCATAGTCTTGCTGGAGCTACGACGCTTCTTCTTCTTCTTGCGATCTTTTCTTTTTCTTCTCCTTCTAGATGGAGCTGGATCGTCCAAGACTCCACCACCTCTATCCCAGCCACCACCTCTATCCCAGCCGCCGTCTCTAACCCAGCCGCCGTCTCTACCCCGATCTCTACCTGTTGGCCTACGTCTTCCGTAGCGACCAGGGCCATCTTCGTGCATTCGTCCTCCACGTCGCCTGCGACGAGGGCGACTTCTACCATCTCCTCTTAGATGATCCCATTCACCTGGAATACCCCTAGATCTATCGCCTGCCCAAAAACCACCACGCTGCGGCTGGACTACAGTTGACCCACGACCATCATTCCAGGCGCCTGTCGTTTGGGCACCACCACGCCCTCGGCTTCGATTGTACCTGTCGCGCTGGGCATGTCGTTGATTCCATTGACCCCAGTCACCCCAAGTAGCAGTTCCTCGGTTCCGCCTAGCTCTATTCATTAAATCTATTATTCTGGGATCAGTTCTCCTGTTGGGCATCTTCGAGGTCATGTCTTACCTTCCAGTTTATTCAGTTATGTAATTTTGAGTGGGCGTGTTGCGGTGTAGCCCGAACGCTTTGTGAAATGCGCTTTTGCCTTGTTTTTCATTGTACTCTTTAGAGCCATATGGATGGAAGAGATCTGCTGTGTCCTCTCTGCCCAGACCAGCAACAATGTCTTCGTCTTTCATTCCAAAATTATTTTGCTGGTTGCCGCCACCTAGATCATCGCCGCCACCAGTGCCTCCGCCATTATCTTGCTCGGCTGCAGCAATATCTTGAAGGCGATCTACTGGGGTTATGGTCCCATCTTCGTTGCTATCACGATCCCAGATAAAGTCAGGGTTATCTTTATTTGAATCAAGAACTTGTTGGATCTCGTCTTTAGCAGATGTATTGCTGCTAACATTGCTGCTAGTATTCAGATTTCCTTCAGAATCAAACAAGCCCCCATCTTCATCTACTGTGCCTGTAGATGTAGAGCTTGTGTTTAGATTTCCGGAGGAGTCAAAAATGCCTTCGTCTTCAGGCCTGTAGTTCCTAATAAGATCTTCAGTAACCGAAGCATCAGTATGTAATCGACGGCTGAATTCTGGGAAATCAGCACCGACATCTAAGGATGTTAGATTCTCTGGAAGTCCTTGTCCTGTAACCCAGCCATCGCCGGTTTGGTGACCGTATCCGTAGTAGCCGCTGTAATACTTCTGCTCTTGGGGATCCAGATAATCTCCGGTCATAGGATTGTGGGTATACCAAGTTCTGTTTGGGTCATTTGCCCAATCTTCGTGTGGCGCCCATTCTTCATCTGGGAAGTTTCTTTCCCAGTCGTAAGCTACCTGCTTGATATAGTCTACTGGATCACTTTGGGTTGGCCCCACTTCAAAGTCAGCAAGACTTTCAAATGAAGGGAGGTAGCCATACCCTTCCGCATAAGATGGGTGTCTTTCTATTTGCTGGTTCCACCAGTCGTTAGCAAAATCATATTCTTGCTGGGTAAGAGTAGATGGATCTACAAACCCACTAACCACGCCCTGATGCCAGTCGCTGGTTGAATCCCCCGCCCCTAAAAGCCAGCGAAGAGACGCCTCTGGGTTAGCATAAGGCCTATTTCGATCTGGGCCACCACCTACGTTTCTAGTAAACACGAAAGGAACGCCCGTAGTTGAGTCTACGGCAAACGCTCCGAGGTCTTGCGCCTGTATCCCCTCTGGATTGCCGGGGTCGTTTCCAATGGCGCCATACGCGGTCTCAGGCGGCCCTACGATGTTGTCTGGAGTCCAGACAGAAGTATTCTGCGGATCTTCGGTTTCTTCTGGATTTGCTAGCATGAGAGCGTCTGCAGGGCTTATCCAGCCATCCCCATTAACATCATTGGGATCACCTTCTTCCGCCTCTACTGTGCCATTCTCGTTGACCATATCCCAAATAGTCTGGGCTTGAGCCGCCCTTTCATCTTGCGCGGTTTGAGCGGTAGGCGCAGAATCTGAAAAGTCTGCTCTTATAAACTGAGGGAGATCGGGAGCATAACGCCCTTCTGGGTTGTATTCATCCCAGTATCTACGCATGTCTTCTGTGGCTGGAATATCAGGATGATCCTGATATTGGCCATCAACAAACATATACCTACCCCATGGATCTCTCAAATTCATTAGGCTTGGCAGCATCAACCCTGGATTTAACCCCATGGCGACCATATCTTTCACAGTCTTGCCTAAAGAAGTTATATTTTCGTTTCCGGGAGCATCTTGCGCAGGAGAACTTCCGTCCCATAGAAACAGCTCATTGTCAGGAAACAGGCTGTGTATTGCAGCGTTTCTTCCGCCGCTAATTAAAGACATCCAGTCATCGTAGTTTTCATGCAGCCCAGAGTCGTAAAAACGGTCACTTTGCTCTTTAAGTGCCCTTAGTTGGCTAGATCTGTCCTTAATTCGGTCATAATCCGCTTGCGATTGAACCATCGCGTTGTATTGAGGACTGAATTGGTTCTGCCAATTTTCCTGCAAATCTTGCCAATCTCTGTCGTATTTGACGTTCTTAAGGCCATGTTCGCCGGTAGTTCGGTACTGATTGATTAAATTAGAGATGTAATCATCAGGCCTCTCTAACGAAAACGGATTTCTTCTCTCGTCATGAATGCTGAAATTGTCTGGATCTATATAATGCCCAGATCCTGGAGACATGCTTCCCAAAAGCTGCATTGAGCGATCGTCGCCACGATAATCAGCGAATATGTCCTCCCCTGCTCGCCATCTCTCTATCATCTCAGGAGTGATGTCGAAGTCCTGTCGTTCGGAAAAACTTCCGTCATTCCGGTCGTAATGCGTGTAATCAGCCTGATTAAATCTGTCAACACGCCTATCAAACTCGGTGTTGTATTGATTCTTTGCCCAATCAGCATACTCTTGGGTACCAGAACGTAGATTGTTCCAGTCATCAACATAAGGATCCATGATCCCTTTTAGACGAGCTTCTTCAGCATCATAATGCTGAATAGCTTCTTCAAGTTGCTCTGGAGTTAGCCAGCTAACATCCCTAAATCTTTCCGACCAGTGGCGATTAGGATCGTTTAACTTATCAAAATACTCATCCCAGCCCTGCCCTATATAGGGCACAGACTGGCTTAAGGATAATTGATCTCCGATAAGCGATTCATAATCGCCAACCTTACTTGCTTGCTGGCGTAAATCCGATAAAGACATTCTATCTACCTAAGAGTGGGCCCTGTAGCTTGTTTGGTCCTTGACTGCCGTAATTCTGCATAGGATTAGGCTTAGGGGGCATGTTTGGTATTCCAAGAATATCTTCTATAGAAGGCCCACCTGCCCCAGGGGCTGGTTCTGGGGGATAGCCAGGCCTAATAGGTCGTCCCCATGGATCTTCCGCTGGAGGTCCAGGGAATGAGGGCATTGGCCCTGGCATTGGTGGCGCACCGCCCCCTTGCATTGGAGGCATGTTTGCACCTAAGTCAATCCCCGGAGGAACAAGGGGTGGAGCCTGTGGAGCTGGGCCGTCGCCAACGAAAGGCGGTTGATCAAAATCAAATCCTGGGTCTCCTCCAGGTGGAAGTCCGACACCAGCCCCGAAGGGGTCTTGCTCATAGTCCATGTGGCCTGCTGGTGGCTCTGGGTGCATTCCGCCATCGTAGCCTCCGCCAAAGGGCGGCATTGGGTATTGAGGGCCAGTGTTTGGGATATTCATGGGGCTTTGATCCATACCCCTGGGCATTCGTTGTGGATTCGGCATTTTTGTTTCCTTAGCCTAAGAGGGCTCTAGTTATTGGATTGGTATTAACGTATATCTCATCTGGGTGAGGCAGATAAGGATCGAAATCGTCCTTCCAGTCAGAGGGAGGAGCTTCTTCCCATTCGCCTGGTCCGAAGTCTAAGTCTAGCTCAGGAGTCATTTCCGGCTCCCGTCTATCCCTACGTCTGTCTCGCCGCCGCTCGCGACGGTGTTTTTTGCCAAAGTGCATTACAGCCTACCTTTGCCTAGGTGTCTTATCGTTAAATCTGTCATCACCAAAAGGCCCCTGAAGCCTATCGGGTATCCTTATACCTGGCGGAGGAGCTATACGATTCTTAAATGGAAACTCCCTTGGAAGATTATTGTGTGTTTTGCGAGGCTTTGGCACTGGATACGGGTATTTTGCATAGCCATCTTTATCATAAGCATCTTCTGGAGGCACATGACCATAGGGGAGTCCGCTAGGATAGTGAGCCGAACCAATCGGATTCCACGGACCCTGGCTAGAAGGACTATGTTCACCAGTTGGGTTCAGCGCCCGCTCTAGTGCGTTTGTGTCCTTTTGCATTTGAGTGGGTACTAGATAGTCAGGATCATTGTACGCCCCACCCGTATTCGGCCAGATAAACATCTCATTGTCAGTATAATCCTTTCGAGTGGGAATATGACCCTCAGCCTGAAACATGGTGTTCAGGTCAAACCCATCAGGAGTGACTGGTACGTTTACTGGGTATTCAGGCTCCGGCAGTTTCTGTGAATAATTCGGTCTTGCCATGTTCTTCTCTATCTTCTAGGAATTTTCCATTCTGGTGGTCTAGGTCCTGGTGGAAGAGGGAATCCTTCAAACTTACCATACTTAGGAGTGCGGCGATCTAATTCCGACATCTCTCTAATGTCATTTTCTCTCTGCCTTTGCTGCTCTTCCTCTTCACGCTTAAGTGCTTTCTCTTGCTCGTCAGGCATTTTGCCGTGGTGCCGCATGGAGAATTCGTCATTAAACGTCCTATCCATCCTAGTGCGATCTCGATTAACTATATCATCCTGAATCTCAGGGATAGAGCCTCCCCTTATAACCGGAGCCTTATCTGACTGAGGTATTCGCGAGGGCCTTGGCCCGAGACCCGGAGGCCCGCCAAACGGATTGCGGACAAGCCGATAAAGGTCAAACTTAGGATCGAATTTAGGGGTTCTATCATAATGCCCCTCTGGATTGAAATCAGCTGGCTGCATAGCTTTTCTCCTAACATACTCTCGTACAGTCCCCTGATTATAACTGGGTGGCCTCTAAAAGAAAAATACTGGTTTTCCAGATACGCCGATTAATTACTAAGATGACAAAATGTCGTCTTGCGTACACCAACCCCTTCTAAAAAATTATTGTTTTGAAAAAATTTTACTTTCCGAACAGGCCAACAACAAACGCGAGCGACCATTTGCCCATAGAGTTCTGGTGGAAAAGCCGCCTTTTGGCTGGGAAAGTGCAAAAAATCTCCGCGTGGGACATAATATAGGGGGGTTGCCACTTGGGGCATCGGGCCCCCTTCGCTTCAGCCGGCTCACCAGTTCACCTGCACCAGCGAAGAACCGATTCCCTGACCGCAGCAACCCCAGTACCATGAGCCACTGCACGTACAACCATTCACCAACATACTCACCAGATTTGCATGGTCGTCACTGTTCCCGTTGGTGGTTCACGACATATCATTGTCTCCTCTTCTCTAGCCACGTTTAGGCAGTCCATTCCTCATCTCCTGTCGTCGATGATCCATTCCCTGCCCTTTGTTGTGAGGGTGTTGACTAGTTTGTTTGCTAGTCTAATTAAATTTTTTTTCTAACTTTAGGAGACATTGATATGTCTAACTCAACTAAACCAGTCCGCCTCAATCGTGGTCCTAACTTCCTAGTTACTAATCCAGTCGGGAACAGTGACGACTTCACGGTTACTACCAAATCATTCGATGATAAGTTAGTCATTGGTGAGTATGTCGTGAATGGTTATAAGTGGCTCATGGTACTTCCAGTGCTGCTATCAGGGGCCGAGCTTGATCTGGTTGCTACTTTCCCAGAGCCGATTGACCCCGAGACCGGCGAGGTCGATGAGGTAACTAAAGACCGTATTACCTGGAAACGTGACGAGTACAATCCGACTGCCGATAACAGGCCTTACCACGTTGTGCCAAATACGCACGGTCTTAAGTTCACTCATCCGACCTCTGGGAAAGTAATCAAACCAGAGTTCATCACTCGGCCTATGCTTTCAGGCCAGCACCTCGGCCCCATGGCAGCTTTGACAGGGGTGTGGGGTAAGCGAACTCTACCAATGGTGAACGATTACACGGCTCGCACGCCGGTAACCAAGTAGGTCAAAGCTCCACGTTGCCACGGTACTAGCCTTAGCTGGTGCCGTGGCTTTTTTTATGCGCCCCTATATGAACGCCGAACTCCGTTCGGCTAACACATATAGGAGCTGGTACCAGGTTCACAGGTTCACCGTCTTACGCTTCAGGAGCAGATGCCCCAGTTCACACCCAGGTTAAGTAGGCAACAGGCGGCAGTGGTTGCATCCAACAGGCGGCGATGGTATACTATTCCGATGGCGGAATATTAATAGATGGAAGTGTGTTTGCCCTTTTGTTTGTTAGTGTTGTTTTGTTTGTTTGCTAGCTGTGTTGGTTGGTTATTCAAACTTTCTTTTCTTCGTTTGCGTTTAGGCAAACACTCTTCCTTAAGGAGATTCATTATGAAATTTGTAATTAATCGTAGCAATTACACATGCTCTATGCAGTACAGCAATGGTCGTACCGTTGAGATAACAATGCAAGAGCCATCACTCGCACAAGAAGATGACGTAATGTACAGCGAGCTAGTCAAAATAAAATACTTTGACAGCCAGGGTGAACTCGTCGATGAGTTTAAAGATGTAACATCGGATGAGTTCGGCGGGATGCTCAAAGAAATACAGTACATAAGTGATGATCGGAGTCGGAGTTTGATAGATCAGGTTCAAGTTATGGATGAAGCAATGCACGCAGGCGAACCACCTGTCTTAACACAAGCTGACTTACAGGGAGGCAGTGACAATGAGTGAAGTAAAAGAACTTAACCTGACTAACTGGAAGGGACAGGAATCTATTGATGCTATGCCTAGCAAAGATCCGATGGTAGTTGAAACAGTAACCAACTACGTCATGGATGGCAAGCTATCAAGCACAGGTTTCTTCCGGGCTATGCTAGAAAATAATTTTTTAACTGCGGTCATACGTGCAGACGCAAGCAACATCATACAGATAAAGATGTGGGCTAAGTGGATGATTAACCATGTGCCCGAAGCAGCACGAGGCAGTAAGCATTTAGTAGATCATTGGATCAGGATGGGAGGAATCAATGGTAACGCTGACTGAAAAAGAATCAATGCTAGTTGACGATGCGTTCGCATACTACACCAGGCAGGAGCATGAGGTTACTAAGCAAGAGATGTACTTGTGGACTGCACTGCAAATGAATAAGCGAATGATGGTTGAGCTGCCATTAACACACGAGGACATGACAATCCTCGATGCAATAGTATTATCTTTACCATGGGAGGAAGAGGATGAGAAACCTACTCAAGACAGACAGCACTCTTAAAGCTGTGCTAATGGTGCTAGGTATTAGCCTAGCTATCTCAGCACTGACAGGGTGCAGATCATTTGAAACTAGAACTGTAATAACAAGTGATGCCCAGCTAGAGGTATCACGTTGGTAGAACTGGAAGGGCTGGCGGGTCTATGCACAAACTCTCGAGTGCATACTAGGTGGGGATCTAGATGTACTCGTCAGCCCGCTACCAGTAGGAGGAGATACAGATGACACGTCTTACAAAGAAAGACTATCAGCAAGTAGCAAAAGAAAAGAATGTATTGTGGCTTGCTAAAGAATTACCACGCAAAGATAAATCTTCATGGAGAGCACCGTCTGAAACAAAACAGAGGTACCAATGCAAGAAGTGCAAGCATATCTGGCTCACTTCATATAGCAATCTAAGAAGAGGCTTTGGCTGTCCCAAATGTGCAAGAAAAATATCCAATGAAAACCTGGAGAAGTGGAGACCACAAAGAAAGAAGGAGCATTATGTAGAGCTGGCTAGCAAAATGGAATTCAAACACATAGGCAAAGCACCAAGATACACAATCCAAAAGTCTAAATGGTTGTGTTTGAAGTGCAAGCAATATCAATACAGCACATACTCTACATTGCTTAACGCCCATAAGCTAGGTCTAAGGAACTGCATGTCGTGCTGGAAAGTATCTGATTCATTAAGGCAAACGTCAGCAAACAGAAGACTAAAAGAAAAAGATTATATTAACCTGGCAAAAGAATCTAGTTTGGTTTGGGTAGGAAAAGAACTGCCTAATAACACATACACTAAGACAGAGTGGCAATGCAAGAAGTGTAATGCTGTAGAAGGCAGGACATACAACAACCTCAGCAGGGGAAAGAGATGTACATCCTGCATCAACTTTGTTAATGGCAAGAGAGTCTCTGTAGTACAAGTAAAGCTAGCTCAATTCCTCAAGGCTGAACTGAACTACAAATTAGGTAGTAGATACATTGACTGTGCATTCCCAGACAAGAAGATAGCTATCGAGTACGACAGCTACTACTACCATGGTGACAAGGATGATAGGCCTAGGAACAAAGAGATACTCGATGCAGGTTGGAAGCTATGGCGTATCAGATCTAACTCAGCAATACCTAAGAAACATACAGCTGAGTATGCAATCAACCAGCTAATGACAACAGACCGTACACATTTCGTGACGACCCTGAAAGACTGGGGTCATGGACCACTATGGCATCAAGTAAAGGAGGAGAAAGATGTTATTCATTCTTAAGTATCACACTACCGCAGATGATACACACATGCGTAGGTATTTTGCGGCTAGTCCACTCGAAGCAATCAATGAATTGCTACGGGAATACAACGACGCACTGGCAGAGAGGCCAGTACATATCATATCTATCGAGGTGTTCGAGGAGAAGGAAGTCCCTTTGATATGGGCACCATACAAAAAGCTGGAGGAGCTAAGCAATGGATGAATTGAATCAGCTATTTAAGGATGATCCATACAACGACATCGAATACCAGAGATACCTGGATGAGATGGAGATGCAGGATCTACTATCAATGGAAGAGAACCCAGACTTAGGTAATGAAGTTGAAGCGGAGCATCGGAAGTTACGCGCGTTACCTGTCTACAAACCTGCACTAGATAAGGAGAAAACTAGTGAGTGAAAAGTATTTAATTAAGATCTCAACAGAAGGTCAGTACGGAGTCGAAGGCTTTGTCATGAAGCTCAAGGATGGTAAGCATGACATGGCTGGGCCACTAATAACTATGCTAGCTGGCGTGGTTGATGGGCTATTAGATATTGTTCAGTTACACGAGGATGAGAATGGCATTAAACATTCTATCTGTGTGCCTATTGAACAGATACAGAATAGTTTCCAAGCCATAACAGAAGTCCTAGCTGACGTAGAAATTACACAGGAAGAAAAGAATAAGATCATCGACAAGTTAGAAAGGAATATAAACGATGAGCTCGACGACGAATGAAGCAATGGGCCACATCATTATGTGGAAGGGTAAGCGTGTCAGCCATGAGGAATACTCAAATGAAATGGGCAGTCACGTTGCACCTGATGTAGATCTATCCAAGAACTTTAAGTATGTACTCAACAGGGCGATGTCTGAATGGAAGAGTAATTCATATGGTATTACTAGGTTCAGGCCAGTCATCACCCCTATGTGGCGTAGCTGGGATAGAGAGGACGGACGCAGAGATAAGTACGAGATCGGATACAACTATCAGAACGGTGAAGGTGACACAGAGTATGTGTTCACATGCTGTGTCAGGTTAATCAAGTACGATGAGCTGCATCCAGGTTATCCCAAAGATCCTGAAATAAAATTCTTTTCCAGCAAGAAAGACACGAAGCCTATCGAAGACCCGAAGGATTCTAGTAACCCTCACATACCTAGTGTGAACTACATAGTAAAGAAATACTGGGATAAGTATGAGGACACTATTGATTCCACTCAGGTGAACGACAGCCTTCAAAGATATGTCGAAAGAAATTTCTTTGTCAAGCAGCTAGACTCCAGGGTTTACTGGATGCACAGCAAGGACAGTGAAGACTGGACATTGCTAGCTAAGAATCTTGATGACATGGGTATTGTTATACGAGACTTCCCACCATCATCATCACCAGAGAGTATGAAATCCCTGTTCGATGTAGTGAGAGAAGACTTCATAAAGATACAGGCTGAGCTTGATGATCTCAATACAAGAGAGAATCAAACCGATCGTGTCATGAGAATCCGTAAGGATATAGGTGAGAAGTGGAGAGCAGAGGTTGCGTTGTTGAAGCCACTGCTATCTGAGATGGATGAGTTCAACAAACTCGTAGAGTCAGTCGAAGAGTCTGCACGACGGGCAGAATACGAGGCAAATGTTAATGTTAATGCAGATGTGTTTAGTGATATTGAACTTTAGTAGTAAGGAAAAGATTAGTTATGAAAACTAAGCAAACAAATTGGTGGTACTTTATCCCACCACAAATCGGAGTAGTAAGTTTTGCATATGGTTCACCTGGACTAGGCAAGACGGAGGTAATGACAGCACTATCACAGGCAGCACAAAGAAAATTTATTCTTATGCTCCTGGATCAGCACGAACCAGAGGACATTGGAGGATTTCCTATACCGTCCAAGGTAACAGTGGATGGCGAAGAGCATGGTGTCATTAAGAAGTACCCAATGGAGAACATCATCCAGGCTAAGAAAGAAAAATCTTTAATGCTGGTTGACGAGTTCACTTGTGTATCGGAGGACATGCAAGCAGCAGCACTCACGTTCATGGCTAGCCCGCCAAAGAATTGCTGGGTGTACGCAGCAGGTAACAGACCTGATGAAGCTGCGAACGGTCACGAGATCAGCGAGCCTATGATTAACAGGATGTGCGTAGGTGATTGGGAGTTCGACAAGAAAGCATGGGCTCAAGGGATGACTGAGGGTGGAGGCTTTGAGTTTCCAGCACCTAAGTTCCCTATGATTCCAGATGGTTGGGAGGAATCAGTACCTTTCTACGCTGACAAAATAAATAGTTTTGTTAACTGTAGAACTACACTGTCTCGGCCTGAGTATCTTAACCGACCCAATAAAGATGAGACTATGGGTAGTCCATTCCCTTCACCTAGATCGTGGACTAATGCTGCTCGTATCTTGGGTGCCGCAATGCTAGTCGGTGCCAACAAGAAGACACAGCGTAAGTTAATAGGTGGATGTGTCGGTGATGAGGTAGGTCAGGAGTTCTTAGACTTCCTAGATGTAGATAGCTACGGTGATCCCGAGGAAATACTTAACAGTCCTCGTGAGATTGAGCTACCTAAAGCAAGCAACCTAGCTATAAGCTACGTTAAATCTGTACTCACTAGAGTTAAGGAAGAGTTAACTCCAGAGAGATGGGAGAATGGCAGAGAGTTCCTTGCAACAGTGCATCGTACACACCCTGAGATTGCAAAGACCTTCGAGGCTAAGCTGTTAGAGCTGAAACCTGATGGTCATGATGTAGTTAAGAACGAGTACGTTGCCAGCATGGAAGATGATTGGCTAAGTAACATCCACAATTAAGGAGTTTATCATGGCTAAATCATTGCCGACAACGGAAGTATATTCTAGAATAAACCACAAAGAGCCGGAGGTTTTGCGACAAGCAAAGCTGACGGCTGCTAGGTACTGGAAGTTCTCCCGTGACTTACTGTTCTCTATGCGTACTGTGCCAGTCAAAGGGCTAGGCACTATGGCAGTAGATAGATTCTTGAATCTGTACTACGACCCTGAGTACCTAAAGAATAGGCATCAAGCGGAGATCAGTTCGTGCTTGTTGCATGAGATGTGTCATATATTTATGGGACATCACCGTAGGTTCCACGCCTTAGTGAATAATCCTACAAAGATTAGTAGAGAGAAATGGAATGAGGCCTGTGACATAACAGTAAATTATTTACTAGACCAGGAGTTCTCGGTACACGGGACGAGTGGTAGATGGTGTGAGTTCAGGGTGGGTTATGATTGGTTGATGCACGACCGATACCCATACAGTCAAACACCTGAGATCACAGGCAATCAATCCGCAGAAAAAGTTTTTAGAATTTTGATGAAAGGAATTAGCGATGGCCAAGACCAAAGCAACTCCAACGACGAACGGTCGGATAGGCCGAGCGACACTGGAGAAGATACAGGAAGTTCAGTTAGATTTCAACGAGAAACTGACGACGATCCAAGTGACACTGGGGAATCTAGTGCAGAACAAGGATCAGCAGGAGGAACTGAAGGAGAAGTTGAACCAGATGGAAGGACAGCTACAGATACTAGCGGGTCAGATCATCGGGATCAATCAGGGGACAGCGAACGCACTGCAAGTGATGGACGCTCAGCTGAATCAGATGGCGAGCCAGCAGATGGCTTCATATCAACAGATGAATCAGGCTCCCTCGTCTGGAATGGCGAACCAATATCAGCGCCAGGCACCGGAGGAAATGGATCCTCGTTATCAGATGGAACGCCAAGAGCTTGGGAGATAGCTGGCTCAAGTGATGACGCTGGTGGAAACTCAATGAGTGAAGCCGATGTTGATTCACTTATAACATCAGCATGTCACAAAGCTCAGGGCGATTTAGGTAGTAACATATCATTCGCCTTGAAGGATGTGATGCGTTCCATATCTAAGATCTCCGAAGACCCATGGTCTATGATACTCAGGCTGACCCGTGGAAAACTAAATAATTTTAGATCCAGGGGAGGCAAGCGAACTTATCGCAGGTTGAATAGGCGTGGGCTAGGGCATGGAGTATGCAGGCCAGTCAAACGCAGTGGGAAACCACAGCTTGCAATATGCCTAGACACATCAGCTTCCATGATGAGTGATGATTACGACAAGGCTTACTCAGTAATAAAAAAATTATTAGATAACCTGGGATCCAGCGAGGATGTCTGTGTTATCACGGGTGACACCGGAGCTAAGACTAAAGTAGTTATGTCTAAGAATGTAAGTGACAATCAACTGAGGCAACTTCAGATGAATGGTGGTGGAGGTACTGATGTTGGTGTGTTAATTGAAGACACGCTAGCTCAGGCTAACCCGAAGCCAGATGTAATAGTTGCAATCACGGATGGCATGACTCCATGGCCAGACGAATTAAAGGTACCTGTGTTGGCTGTACTGACACAGGATGTAGATGAATACTGGGTTCCGCCCAGCCACATAACTAAAATTATTTTGAAAGGTTAATGAGATGGCAAGTTTTAATAGAGTAATCCTAGCAGGGAATTTAGTTCGAGACGTAGAGCTAAGACAACTAGGAGAGGATAAGGTAGTAGGTGATGTACCCCTTGCAGTTAACGAAGGATACAAGGACAAGCAGACAGTACACTATGTAGATCTTACACTGTGGAATCAGACTGCTAACTTTGCATCTAACTATCTAAGCAAGGGTTCCAATGTCTTGGTAGAAGGTAGGCTTCATCAGGATAGATGGGAGACTGAGGACGGAAAGCGTAGTAAGCACAAGGTTACTGTAGATAAATTAATTTCTTTAGATAAGAAATCAGACACAGCCGACCGACCTGCAAGCACAGAGCCTATGGCTCAACCAGTTCAGTCGAACGACGTCCCCTTCTAAGACGACAGAATGTCATGTTAGTCAGCCCTGACTGTGCGATAAGCACGATGGGTCGCCCAGCTACAGGTGGCGTGTAACGGTAGTCGTACACATCAGTGTAATCTCCGAAGTTCGAGAGGGGAGTAGGGCAACCTGCTCCCCTTTCATTTTATAAGGATAGCAAAATGATTTACGGTTACATAAGAGACTCATCAGAAGAAGGATTATCCAGGGCACACCAGGAAAAAATTATTTTATCTAGCCTGGATAGATTCGATGGAGAGTTCGGGGGGTTCTTTGTAGATGATGAAGTGTTCGGGAGAATAAATATATTCGAGCGTCAGGCGGGCGAGGAGTTGTTTAACCGACTGACCAGCGGCGACTACATCATAGCCTACAAACTAGATAGATGTTTCGTCAGCATAGAGAACGCAGTTGATACTATCGAGGAGCTGCAAGAAAGAAATATTTATTTTAATATCCTGGAGACAGGGGTTGATATGGCAACGGCAAGCGGCGAGATAATGTTCGACTTGGTAAGAACATACGCTACCTTTAACAGGAAAATAAAGAGCAGACAGATGACCGATGCGATGGCTAAGATTAAAGGCCAAGGCAGGCCAGTCAATAAGCAGTCGCCGATAGGTTACAAGATCATTCGATCAGACGGACAAGCGGCATTCATACCAGACTACAAAGAAAGAGAGCTAGTGTGCCAGATGATAGAGTGGAAGAACACAGGCACCAGCTGGTCAGAGATAGTAAGAAAATTAAGCAAGAAGAAAAGAGCTAACGGAAACAAGTGGAACCAGACAAACGTCAGGGTTGCATACGAGGCAGGCCTTGATGGTTTCCCCGGAGCGGGAGAGCAGAAGGATGCGTTCGCAATACTAGAAAAGGATCGTAAGCATAGCTACCAACAAAGAGTTAAGAGAAGGAAGAACTAACAGGCGTCACTCTATCTTTGTTTCAATCGTAGTGATACGCCTGTCATGTTCATCCAGCCTGTTGTCGATGCCATCAATAGCACCCCAGACACGCACGTTCTGTGCTTTTTGGTCAGACATATAGTCTGATAGTGTAGTGTTTATTCTTTTAACTTCAGAATACAAAGCACTCATCCACCACACAGCACCGGCAAATGCACCGAGCCCTGAACCTACTAGAGATATAACCCCTAGTGCATTGTCAGTAAACCAACTCATTCGATTCCTTCATCCGTTATCTTACGCAAGAACACATTAACTATAGCAATAGCACATGTAACTATGGCTGCAGCTATAGGGTTCTCTGCTATCCAAGCACTACCAGCTAGAGCAGTTAGCCCAGACACAGCCATTGTACCTACGTTAAACCAAATTGTTTTACTTTCGTACCACTTCTTCATTAGAAAATTCCTTTCGATTTGATGAGCATAAATACCGCTATACCAACGACTAATAATATCACCAACCATTTCCTTTTAGAAGCAACTGCCTTAGCCTTCTCGGTGATGGCAGCTATCTTATCTATTTTATATTGGCGACGATCAGCCTGTCTACTTTCGCGGTCGTCAGATTTATTTTTCTTTTTACCAAGGGGCATAACTATACCTTTTTGATTGACAAACATTCCGTATACGTTAGCATTATATATTATGAATAACATTAAGACTACTAAAGAAGCAGCCGAGCTACTAGGTATTTCAACTAGCAGGGTTCGGCAATTAATAAGAGCTGAAAAGATTAAGGCTACCCGCTTGCCTGCTGGTATATGGATCATAGACCAAGAAGAACTAGAAAGTTTTTCATTACTAACCAGGAAAGCTGGCCGACCTAAGAGCGTGAGTGATGGGGCAGTTAAAAAATAATTACTCTATCAGTGATGCTTATGCGAGGCAGATAGCCGAGCGGGTATACGTCTTGCTTAAGTCAGGGCATTTCGATGCAGCCCATGTTGCTATTGATGAGGCTGAGCTATCAAAACAAGACACAAAGAATGCAATACTTGGAGACACACCCCTTGCATTGCTTGAACTGGATGATAAGATAATCAATCTGTTTGAGAAAATGGGGTACACATACATGCGAGATCTGGTCGGGGTTTCAGATGAGCATCTTCTTAAAACTGTACCGATGTGTGGACAAAAGTCTATTGAACAACTGAGGTCTGCCATGGTAAAGGAAGTAACCCAAAGGAGAAAACTACAACAGGAGGAGTAGTAAAATGAAAGAGGTTTTACCTGTAAGTGAAGCAGAATACTTTGAGCTGCCTCACATATCAAACACAGCACTCAAAGATTTTAGAACACAAGGTTCGTGGTCTTACTACCATCGCTACGTTGCACGGTCCACACCCGAGCAACCAAGGTCAGATGCCATGCGAATAGGGTCGGCACTTCATAGCATCATGGCTGTGGATTCCAACTCCTCCAATTCCATAGCGGTAATGCCAGAGTGGCTTGACCTAGGTGGCATTCAACCAGAGAAGCTAAACCTACGGAAGAAGGCTCACCGAGAATTCAAATCTGAATTCGAGGAAGAGAATAAGGATAAGATTATCCTAACTCCGAAAGAGTTTGAGCAGGTTGAAGGTATGCGTAGCTCAGCATGGGATAACCCCGCCATCCGTCCCTACTTAGAGCGACTTACATCTGATCGCAGCGAGGTAGTGGCCACGAACCAAATAAACGGCGTGACTTGCAAGGCTATGTGTGATGCAGACTTCAGTGATGAGGGGTTAATCATAGACTTCAAGACCACACGCCAACATCTAGGAAGAGAGTTCGCAAAGGATGCCATCTGGAAGTATGGCTACCAGCATCAAGCAGCACACTATTGCGATGTGTTCGGTGCAAAAAGATTTATCTTTGTGGCAATCAGAAACTTCCCACCATACGAGACAATCGTATTTGAATTACCTGAAGACTTCATTGGCCAGGCGAGGCTATTGAATCATCAGACTATCGACCGCATCAAATGGTGTGCCGCTATGGATGAGTGGCACACTGACGGATGGGGTGAAATCATTAGCTTGGAGGATATGTTAGAGAATGGCTAAACACAACAGCTTACGAGCAGCACAGCTCGCAGTAATGAAAGACATTGGTTACGTCCAGAAGAAAGGCAAGGTAGGCTCAGGCAACTACGGCTACACCTATGCCGGAGAGAAGGAGTTAATCAATGAGCTTCGGCCTGTCATGCTAGAGCATGGCATTGTTATGTACCCTGATACATGTGAGGTAGTTAAGACAGAAGACTACACCACCGGCAAGGGGCACCGCATGTCTCTGTTCTTAGGTAAGAGAAGGTTTATATTTGAACATGTTGACACTGGTGACCAGGCTTTTGTTGAGGTCTTTGCTGAGGCTTCTGACCAAGGGGACAAGCGTGCATCAAAGGCTATGACATTAGCTAAGAAGTATGCACTGCGTGAGTTCTTTCTGATTGAAACAGGCGATGACCCTGATGCAGTCGTCTCACCAAGGGCAGCTAAGTTAAACATGTTTGATCGTGCAGTCTCATCCCTTAAAAGTTGCACCACGCTAGCACAGCTAGAAGAAAAGTGGGAAGCAATCAACGGGTACACTGATGCAGCTTGGTCAGGAGATCAGGTGCAAGACCTGATGTCTTTACTGACAGAACTGAAAGGCAAGTTGGATGGGTGACTTCATTAACATCTTACAGGTTCATGTTATATCGCAGGCCCTTTATGAATCTCGTAGCTTGGAAGAGCTGCGGGATTCAGGGCAGGCAATTAAAGCCATGAACCTGGGGGACAAAACAAAAAATATTATTAGACAACTATACGTTTCAAGACAAGAGGAGCTAGAGTCCCATGGCGGAACAGACAAACATTTCGATTGATGAAGAGTTCAAAGACCTACTTCGTCCACTAAACAGCGAGGAATATGACAGCCTTGAAGAGTCAATTAGAACACTGGGAATGGCTTACGATCCTATTATCCTTTGGGATAATACTATTATCGACGGTCATCATCGTTACGGGATCTGTACGCATGGTGGCTATGACTATACTACTCTTGATCTTGAGTTTGATAGCAGAGAAGAAGCTAAGCAATGGATAATAGATAAGCAAGCAGGCCGAAGAAACCTCATGCCTATGGAAATTAAATATCTTCGTGGGCAAAGGATCGCTAAGGAGATGAAACCTCATGGCGGATTCGGGGAGACAGAAGGGAAAGAACTTGCTGAGCTAGCAAGTGATGAAGGGGTTAGCGTAAGAACATTGCAACGTGATGTGTCACTAGCTAAAGACATCGACCAGCTTGAGCCCGAAGTAAAGACATCTGTACTAAAGGGTGATGTTAAAGCAACGGCAAAACAAATCAAAGAGCTTGTCAAGATGGACAAGCGAGACCAAAAGAAAGCAGCTAAATCTATACAAGAAGGAAAGGGAATTGAATATGAAGACATCGACGCTTGGATTACCGAACTGGCTGAGCCATATAAAAATTCGACGAGACAACTAAGAGCCATCAGGAAAAAGATGGAAGAGATCTCTTACAATCCAACGGAAGGTAAGTATGTTGCCAGTAAGTTTACTCGAATAAAGAATAACCTAGATGAAGTCATCGACAGCATCAGCCAGTGTGAACCTGTTGCTGCCTGTGTTGACTGTGGAGGAGAAGGATGCAACAGTTGTTATGGGACGGGGTTCCTCAGCCGCGCCGCCAAGGAAAGCCAGGACAATTAAATTATTTCTGCGAACGCCCTTACCAATCTGAAGCTAGGGTTGCAATAGAAAAAGGTTTTGAGGATCATGATTCTATACTGGTTGAGCTAGCTACAGGTCTAGGTAAGACAGAAATATTTACCCAAGTCGCCAAGGACTGGAGTAAGGGGCGGTGCTTAGTCATCGCTCCTTACATCCAGCTAATATCCCAGGCTGCAAAGAAAATATTTTTAAGAACTGGCGAGCAGCCTGGCGTAGAGCAGGCAAAGAACTGGTCAATCGAAACGCCATGGGGACGTAGTAAATATGTCGTCGCATCAAAAGACACTCTATCTTCTGGCGACCCGCCTAGATATGAAAGGATTAGGGACGTTGGGCTTGTTGTGGTGGACGAGGCCCATCTTTCCATTACACCTAAATGGAAAGAGCTACTTGATTACTATCGAAGGGACGGAGCCAAAGTTCTTGGAGTTACAGCTACGGCTAAGCGACACGACAAGAAAGCCATGCTCAACTGCTACGAAGAGTGCGTCTATCAGTACGGTATTAGAGATGCGGTGGGTGAAGGGTGGCTCACGCCTGCAATTACCCACTGCGTACAGCTTGAGTCCCTCGACCTCTCTGGCGTGGAGACTTCTAACACAATACATGGCAGAGACTTTAGGCAAACACAACTGAATGCACTGCTTGAAAAGTCTGAGACAGTAATGGAGATCGCCGACATTACTGCAAAAGAAACCGAAGGCGAGAAGACTGTAATCTATTGCAGCAGCATAGAAGAAGCTAAGCTAGTTGCTGAAAGGCTAGTAGATAACTATGGAATCAGAGCAGACTGGATCGCATCAGACGCAAGACGATGCACACCTGAACACAGGCGGGAAGTTATGCGTTCTTTTCAGGAAGATGCTGGAGGTATCACGCATGTTTGCAACGTGGGTATTCTTACTACTGGCTGGGATTATCCTGACCTACGAAACATTGTCATGGCTAGACCGACAAGAAGCCGTGCTCTTTACACACAGATATTTGGTAGGGGTACTAGGCCTCTGCCTGGTGTGGTTGATTTTGACGGCAGTGATGCTGCATCCAGACGTGAGGCGATAAAGGATTCTGCTAAGCCACACTTCAGAATGATTGACTTAGTTGACTCATCACTTGCCCACAAGATAGTAACCTCAGCTGATGTAATGCTTGGCGACATGGGGCTGGATGTTCTGGGGAAAGCAAAAGAAAATATTTTAGAAGCTGGCCAGGCTGTCGAGTTAGACGAAGCAATGCTTGAAGCACAGCGACAAGTGCGAGAAGAAAGGGAAGAGGAGGAACGTGAGAGGCGTAGGCAAATCGAAGCGAACGCCCAGTACCATACTCTCGACATTGATCCTTTCGGAAAGAATGCTCAGGGCAATGTCCGCAAGAAGAAGCGCGGAGCCCGTATGCTGTTCGGCAAGTTCCGTGGGACGTTAGTCGAAGATGTTCCGACTTGGTACCTTGAGTCGTGCATGGCTGGTAAACCTTTCATCTCTGTGGCTTGGCTCCGCTCTGCTATTAAAAAGGAATTAGGTAAACGATGATTATTGAAAGCACCAAAGAGTTTTATAATGGCGTGTCTGTTGATCTGCATACACACCCACATCTTAAAAGCTACATGTTCTCCCGGAGCATGAACAAAAAGAAATTTCTTTCCCGCCTGTTTAAGTACACCTTCTGGCCTTTTAGTCACCGTGTATCTCTGGATGATCTTAAGGATCACATAGATGTATCATTGGCTACCACTTATGTACTCGAACGCGAGTGGCTTGATGATGTGCCCTTAATAAAATTTCTTTCCAAGCTATCTCCAAAGTTCAGGAAAAAGATTCTCGATCCTACTTACTTCCAAGTCACGTTAGATATGATGCAACACCTAGAAGATAGCGTGAATCAATGCGATGGTGTATGTATAGCTAGAGATAAACATCACCTAGTTAGTAAGGTTAATCATGGCGAAAGCTGTATAGTTCATTCGGTTGAAGGGGCACACTCACTGATAGGTGATGGCGGACCAGGGGATCAAAAAGAAATTATTTCTAACCTTCGTCAGCTGTGGGCAAAGGGCTGTGCTTATCTAACCCTTGCCCACTTCTATCCCAATCCAGCGGTGGAGTCGTGTGTGTTTCCTTACCCTGAGCCAGAGAAAAAGAATATAAAAAACTTTCACTCCCTGGCGGGCAACTGGGAGGAGTCCGGCGGGCTAACTCAAACAGGGGTGGAGATTGTTGAGACGATGCTAGAGTTGGGCATGATTATAGATGTAACTCACATGACACTGAGAGGACGGAAAGAAGTGTACGATATAGTGGACGCTCACGACAAAGACCACGCTTTAATGGCAAGCCACGTCGGAGCTAGCGAAGTGCATAGACTTTCATATAACCTGCAAGACTGGGAGCTAAAGTGGATGGCCGACAGAGGCTGTTGTGCTGGCATTATCTTCATGAACTACTGGCTAACACCTCACCACCATGAAGGGAATGGTCTTAAGTACATAGAGCAGACGCTTAATCATATGGTCAATGTAGCAGGGGCAGACGTACCCGCTATAGGCTCAGACTTCGATGGCTTTACAGATCCACCTGATGAGATGACGACAGCGGCTGACTTCCCATTAATTGCCAAGCACCTGCTGGACATGGGGTACGACGACATAACAATAAAGAATTTTATTGGAGGCAACGCAATGAATCTACTAACAAACGGCTGGGGTAAGGATGAAGAAGACAGCATCTGAAATTAAACATTTGTTAAATGAGCGGCAGAGTTGGGCAGATAACAGGCGGCAGTGTTGGGTGTGCGGTGCCACACATCATGCTGGGTTTCCACTGGAGACTCATGAGATGGAAAGGAAAAGCCAGGCACCACACCATGCCTGGGCTAAAGAAGAAAATTATTTCAGGGCCTGCAAGAAGTGCCACATGGATGACCTTGCTGCTATGCCTCACGCTAAGCAGCTTGCGTACAAGTACATCCATGATATACTTCACTACGATCTTGAGTCGTGGCTAAGGATTAAAGACCCTGAGTTACGGGCTCCTAACCGAGTCACGGAAGACGAGGTTATGGAGTATGTACATGAACTAGTAATGGAGGGAAACTGTGGTCATAATAATACCTTATCCACCTAGCGTTAATACCTATTGGCGTGCAGTTAAGGGGAGGGTTATCATATCAAGGAGAGGCCGTGAGTATCGTGATGCTGTCTATACTGCTATTAATAGTGCTTTTGAATCTGATGATGTGGAAGATCCTCGACCATTACTTGGCAGGCTTCAAGTAAAGATAACAGCTACCATGCCTGACCGCAGGCGCAGGGACATAGACAACATAAACAAGGCGGCGCTCGATGCACTAGGATATGCTGGTGTATTCGGGGACGACGAGCAGATAGATGACCTTCATGTATTGCGTGGAGAAGTCATGAAGCCTGGCTGTCTTGAGGTAGAAATAAAAGAGATAGAGACTGTATAATATATTAACACGACATTTTGGCATCTTATAGGAAAGATATAAATGGCTAGTAAAGTAACCAACCGAGGGAAAGAAGAAATCCTGAAGCTGGCCTTCCAAGCAGGGTCGGTAGAGGGAACTAATTTCAATGTAGAAATTTTAACTGGCTCAGTACCGGCTAACCCTGAAGACTTAGATAACTACAGCGAAATATCCAGCGATGTTGTTGCAGGCAAAACTGCTGCTGTAACACGAGATGGATCGGGATTTAATGTGTTAAGCCACACTGACAGTAGTACCGACAAAGCCTGGATACAAATAAAAGATTTAGATTTTGCGGGTGCTATAACCAATGCAACCGGAGCTGTTCTTACAGACCAAAACAGCACAGCTAATAGTCGAAAGATATTTGCTTACTGGGATTTCGGTGGCACTAAAAGTGTAAGTGCAGGGCAAACCCTGACACTGCAGGATTTAGAAATCAACCTAACAGACAGTTAATCTAGTCTGTTGCTGAACAATAGGGCGGGGAGCCTACGCTCTCTGCCCTTTTTTATTGGAGCTTGCCAATGCCTACTGTCAATGAAGTTATAGTATCAAATAGCGATGATGGGGTTGCTCAGTATGAGGAATACTATAGCAGTGGTGGTAGCTGTAGCGGTGTAGACAGCAGCCATCAAAGAATTAGATTCTATGGGCGGTCGGACTATGGCGATAAAGACATGCACTGGAAGGACTGGAGGCCTTACCTAAGATTCCAAACTATAGACATCCCGCAAGGAGCAACAATAACCGAAGCCAAGATACAGCTAGCCTACCACTCAGACAATGGAAACGCAGTTGGAAATACTGTAACCATACGAGGAGAAGACACTGATGATGCCTCCTCAGCAGCTAGTAGCTGCAGTGCATTTGGAAATGCAACAAGAACTACAGCCAGTGTAGACTGGGCTTTCTCAAGCGGCATGAGTGCGGGAACTTTCTATGATACGCCAGACATAAAGACTATTGTCCAAGAGATAGTTAATAGAGCTGGGTGGTCTGCTGATAACGACATGCAGTTCTTCTTTGAAGATCTTACATTTAACAACAGCAACAACTGGCTTCTTCAATTCCGTAGTAAGAACTATAGTGGTACTACATACACACCTAAGTTATCAATAACCTATTCCCTGGGAGAAGAGTTTACTCCCAGTGCTGCACCCGCCGTAGCCAACGCAGCGGGCCCTGGTTTTAATATTTCTATACAGGGAATACAAGCAACAGCCGTAGCTAATGCAGCAGTTGGCGGGATCAAAGAAACCCACACGCCTGCTGTAGCATCGGCTGAAACACAGGCAGTCCTGGGGGGAATAAAATTTTCTTTTGTTCCTGGTGCTGCAAACGCTGTGGCCAATGCAGTTGTTGGGGGTATTAAGGAAACACATACACCTGCCGCAGCTAGTGCAACTACCGCAGCAGCCTTGTCTTTGAAGATTAGCTTTTCACCAACGGCAGCAAGTGCAGTAGCCAATGCTTACTACCCACCTCCGGCGGTGGAGTTCACACCGCCAGACCAAGCAACAGCAGTAACTGCAGCCACAAGAAAAGGTATGGCTTACTCAGGCTTTGCTGCCAGTGCAGTAGCCAACGCAGAAATAAATATTCTTTGGCCGACAGCTGCCAACGCAGTAGCTAACGCACAGCTAAATGGAATTAAGATTAGCTTTGCACCAGCAGCAGCATCAGCGATAGCGAAAGCATTAACTACATACATACTGCATACACCAGCAGCAGCAGGGGCCGACACAGATTTAGCTGGATCATTCATTGAAAAGGGATTCACCCTCACGCCCGCCGCAGGAAGCTCCATAACAACGGCAACACTACTCGACCCAAGACTGTCTTCGTTCTCTATAACGCCCGCAGCAAGCTCGTCAGAGGCCACAGCGGTACACTCAGCAGTAATGATAACGCTAGCACCCATCTCAAGGATGCTAAGCATAGTTAATAACTACGAAGGGATCATAGTTTACCAGCTTTCATCAGGGGACATAGCCTATGTAGCAGGCATGGGGCTAACAACGCCTGCCCTGCCGGAAGCAAACTCAATAACCAACATGACCCACGTATCGAACACCTATGACGGCACGTTGATATACCAAGACGCAGCAGGGACAATCAAAAGAGTTGATGGGTACGGGCTAACAGAATCTGGTGGACTTTAATACTTAAAGTATCTAGTCTCATCGCTCATCGTTTTCAGCAACTGATCCCTTTGGTGTCGAGGGCTTCCGTAGTATCCTGGCACATTGAGAAGCTGATCCCCACTGTAGTAATACCCTGGATTTGGTTTGAATACAGGCATGGTTCTACCTGTTATAGGATCTACTTCTTGCCTTGCCTCAAGCTCTGGTTTTAGCAGCTCTCTCCACACTGTGTTTCTTTGTTGTGCGGAATCAACATCCTGCATTGTAAATCCAAGTGCCCTAGGTAAATAATAATCTTTTAACTCTCCGTCTTTTCCAATGAACACATCCCTATAAGAACGGCCAGTACCAGGTATAATGCCTTGCTGCCCCCTACTAACAGACCACAAAGGCCTTCCGGATTTAACTTCTTTTCCAGTAATAGTTTCATACCCTGCCTTGAACATGGGTGAAGCCCTGTTGAGAAGCATGTCAACATAATCAGACGCTGTGCCTCCTCTAGGCAACAGCTCGTTTAAGTCAGACATAGGCACTTCAATTTTCATGTAGCCTGGATGACCAATCTTTGCATCTGTTTGGCCCAGTTGAGCCATTACATTCTGAATGCCTCGTCCCATTGGTACATAGTTGCCACTTCTTATCCACTCAGGAGTAGCGTATTGATACTCCTGATCTTGGTTCTGGAGCGTATGAGTTGCCTTTGCAAGTAAAGCCCTTGCACCTCCAGGTTTAGTTACAAAATCTTCTAGGATGGTGGGAAGCATACCCCGAGTAAATGAATAGAAAGGTATGATCCTTCTCATGACCTTTTTCTCGAACTCAGTTAAAAGACTATAGTCTATCTGGGCACGACCTACAGCAGCAGCTGCCTCGGTAGGAGACATGCCTTTCTTTCTTGCCGTAAGGTACCCAGACACTCGGTTCATGAACTCAACTTCTGATCCTGCCTTGTGACCAAGAGAGTAAATTGCAGACGTATCAACTTCTGGCTTTGTAAGCAAGGTATTAGGATCTAGCTTGCCTGATCTAAGTATTCCTCTCCGGCCACCGAAAGCCCCTCTCCCTGTGAGTGCACCAAGAGGGGAACCTACCCCTGTTACTTGTCCTAGTATATCCAAGCCTGTTACAACTCCAGCCGCTGGGCTTGACGTTGCAACCTTAGCGGCATCAGACAATGCTGCACCTGCTTGTTCGCCCAGTCCCCTGCGACCAGCTGGAGAGGTTGAACCATCTAGCATTCTTGACTCTCTCAAAAACAACTCAGGTGTTTCAGAGTCAACTGCCAGATCTATCGGGCTAATATCGGCAGACCACACTTTGTATGCAGGCACTTCATACATTAATATCTGAGTTGCCACAGCGTCAGCTGCAGATTGACCTGCTGGTATATTTAGAAAACTAACATCAGCTCCGGCTGGAACTACCACCCTACCATTGACAATAAACTGAGCAAGCTCTGGAGGATAGTTGTGTGAGGTTGCATCAAAATAAATTTCTGATGCACCTTGAACTACATTCTTCCTGCTCATATTGCTGGCAGACTTCATCCCCCACGGGCTGAAAATACCTCCAACAAAATTAGTCCACCCACCACTGATGCCATTTCTCAAATGAAACGCTGTGAATAAGCTGGTCATGCCAACTTTCCAGCTATCATTAAGGGAGTCGTAGATTCTAGCTATTGCACTGGTGTTTTCTGCGGCATACCTTGGGTTAGTGTAGACAGCGAAAGCTCTACCCATGTCGTCTGCGATTGTTGTAGGTATTGCTATGGCGTTTTCTATATTACCTGAGCCTTGCAAAACATCTATAATCTGTTCCTTTGTGGCTCCAGCAGGAATAGGCAGCTGCATTCCAGACGATTGAAGCTGCTTCACTACATGCCTTAAAGCATTGTCGGTAATTACATTGTCAGCAGAAAGCCTTAAGCCCTCATCTCCAGATCTTTGAAGCAAATCAATAACATTAGTTACAGATGGGCCAGACAAACCCAAGTCAGCCCACTGTCGTTTTGTTTTTGCTAAGTCACCAATAGTTTCATATATAACCTCAGTGGACTTAATTGCTTTAGTCACTGAATTAATATAATCTCTAGTGTCTTTAACGGGATCTACCCTATACATTGGTATGTTTTCATCTGCATACCTAGTGCTAAGGCTACCTACTGTGTCGAGAAGGTTGCCAATCTGTTCTCTTTGGTAGGCAACATCCAAAGGATTAGATAAATCTAGCGCAACTAAATTGCCAGCAGGATCACGCCTGTGTGTTTTGACAATTGTTTGTGAGTAGTCTGGATCTTTTAGTATCTCATCAATTAAATTATTTTTTAGCGTTGGATCCAGGAAAGATTTACCGCTAGCAGCCTGCATGATATTGCCGGTGTTAGCTTGGCTTCTTGTTGCAATGCCAGAGAATCTTTTATCAAGACTCAGCCTCATCAATGCTTCAGTACCACCGGGTATATTGGCCAGCTCTTCCTTACGGCCTAAGCTAGCAGACGTAGCCACTCCTCTATCAGGGCTAAGGGAAGCATTGCCCGCCAGATCACCCAAAGCATTGTCTGACATATACCTGTTATCAAACTGTCGATGAAAGTGTTCTATCTTTAAGTCGTCTAATATAGGAGCAGGCAAGCCAGATGAATCAGCTAAAGCATATGCTTGTTTTTGCAGGTCTTTTAGTGCGTCTAAGTCTTGGTATATCCCAGCATCTACAAAAGTCTTATGAACATTAGGACTGGACTGAGCAAGGGATGTTGTAGCAGCAATAGGATCCTTGGCCTCAAGGTATCCTCTCATAGCCATCCCGACATTGTGCTTATTGCTTCCAGTGAGAAGTCCAGACTCTACAAACTTCTGGTTAATTACAGACAATGCCATATCATTTTGTGCCACCAAATCATCAGCAGCCTTAAGCATTGTTTGAAATGTTCTTTGTCCGTACTTTGTCTTAGGCCCTCTAATGTTCCAGATTTTACCCGGAATCCTAGGAGCAAGTTTAGAATCAAAGTATTGCCTTAACGGGCGGCTGAGCCTGCCAGTTAGATCCGCCGTCCCAGCGCCAGTCTTTGCTATCGCCTGGGAAAGTCTTCCCGAACCAATGGGTCCTACCACTGGGGCATTAAAGAGACTGCTAATTCTTTGGTCTAAAATCCCAGACAAGTCTCCTTTGCCTTTTACTTCAGGTAATCTGTAAAGGCTGTCAAGAAATGTATTGTCGAACTTTTCTAGTTGCTGCCTGAGAATTGAAGGGTCTGCAGTATTTCTAGCTAGCTGCTGCTTATAAGCACTAATGGCTTCGTCTACCGTAAACTGCATTCCGGTAGCCCTAGGCTGATAGCCGCCCAGGTTATCTACTAAACCAGAAGCACCAGTCCCAATGCCCAGGCTTTTAGGATTAACCCCAGCCTTGCCTTGCCTTGCAGCCGCTGAAAGAACATCGTCTAAATAGCCAGAGTTCTTGAGTGCTTTACCCCCTGAAGATAAAACTTTTGTCCCTCCGAGGGTAACCCATGATGTTGGGTCAGCCGCAACCCCAACACCCAAGGCGGCGATGTCATCCCAATAGGAGTCTGGGTCGTCCCATCCGCCAAGAAGTTCTTTCTCTCCTACCCTGCTTCCAAAATCAGTAATTCCAAGAGCATCGGAAGCTGGAACCCAAGCAGCAAGTTCCCATGGGTCCGCACCCTCATCATAAACACCGGCTTCTTTCCCCAGTATTTTTAATCCAGCCGCTACTGGCCTGTATGCTTTATCAAAAGTATTTTCTACGGCCCAGCTTAGGCCACCAAGCACGGGATCGGTAATTCTTTGCAGCCAAGATCTTTGATCTCGAGGGCTTTGGTGCGCAATGTGCCCAGTTGGTGGCTGATGTGGTCCAAAAATACTCACGCTGCCACCTACTGATTAATGTCTTGGATGTTTAGTTGATCCAGAAAGACAGGGGGTCCGCTTTGCGTGGGTGGAGTGTTTAATATCTGCCTAATAAAACTAGACGGATCATTTTGAGGGACGGAATTTATATATATATTAGGAACCACCACGCCTGGAATTCCTTGGCCTTTCATTTTTTCTAAAATTGAAGGGGCTAGAACTGGTGGCCTTCTGCTTTGAAACTCCCTGAATTGCTGCATCTCAGCTGGAAGAAATCGCTTATAGTATTTGACTTCGGGCGATTCCATTGCCGTGTAATCAATCATATCCGTTATGTACTGCTGCATTTTAACAATATCTTCTTGGCTAAGACCTCTATCGTCTTCCGTCACATATGCGCTAAAAGGAGACTGGCCACCAACACTAACCCAGGCAGGATTAGCATTATAAAATCTTTCTGCTACATTGTCCCTAAAGCCACCAAGCCCAGCCAAAGCCTGTTGCATGGTCAGGTCTGGACGCTCAGTTCTTGTGGGGTTGAGCATTTGATTTATGTTTATGGCTTGGGTCATATCTGACATGTTAATGCCAGCAGCATCAGATAGCAAAGAGAGGAGCATAGCCTCTCCTATTTCAGGCCTTCCCAGCATACCTCGTATGACTTGCTCAGGGGAACTGCTAGTGGGGGCGACTGTCTTAGTAACCTTAGAAACAGCTTCGGGAGACTGCTCAACTACAGTGGTTGTTTCAAGCGGAGCACTTTGAGTGCCCATTAAAAAATCCATGTTGCTTAAATCGGACATTATTCATCTTCCCCAATTAGCTTGTATATGTCTGTGTACTTAGACTCTTTATGTTCCCAGTAAGGTGTAAGCGACTTAATCATTCTTTCGTGTTCGGTTAAAACGTTGCTTACAGGGCTTTCCCAGAAGCTGTCATTGCCCATGCTTCTATTATAGCCAACGATCTCTCCTGGATTATCGCCTGTTTGATTGTAAATTCTTATGACGTTTCCTTTTTGATAAGGATCTGCAACTTCATCTAATTGGCCGGTGTCAGCAACACCTTCAAAAGGATTGCTAGGTTTCATAGACGTAAGACCCCTATCCACAAATTGTTGCAGCTTCGCATACCAAGGAACATTCGGCATACTCAACGCATCCCAGGCTGTAGCACCCTTGAAAGGTTCAGGCTTAATGTAATTACCGTGATCTCTCTCGGTAAACATCGGCTTGTCCTTAAAGTTCTTATCGACAATAGCCTTGTGGTCGGTAACAGCATGTTTGTTATCATCAACGCTTCTTACGTCACGAAGGGCCTGAACGTAATCGCCCCAGTTCTTCCACTTCTCACCAAAGTTTTCAATTCCAGTATCCTCTTCTCTTACAGCAGTCCCTGTGTGTTTGTTCGTTAGGGTTCTTGAGTCTGGATTCCATTTCCAATAGCGTCGATTGCTGTAAGGGGTAGCATCATAAATTTCTTTTATCTTTTCTGGTGTATTCTTTCCGATGAACTTCTTGGAATCGACATCGCTGCGAAGCCTCAATGTTTGATAGTTAGGGGACCTAACAAAGCCACTGCCCAAGGTGTCATAATCTCCCACGTTACCAAACACACCCTCAATACCATAATGCACACCCATTAATGGGTTCATAAGGCTCTTGACGGTACCACTAGCCATCTCTCCTGCGCCTTCTACGGACGCTGCTTGGCCAGTGTAGTCAGACCAGCCGGGCATATGGAACATTCCGTAAGGGGTAAGATCTGATTCTGGCTCATCTATGTAAGAGTCGGTACCAGCTTGTGTCTCAAGTCTGTACTGAGGCATCCAGCCCATATCCTCTTTGCTAGATTTTTCGAGTACATTGATAGACCTTCCAAATGCACCTTCGGGCCCACCCTCTCTCATCTTGGTGTACTCATTAAGGTTTCTTCGCATTGTCTTGTAGTTAGGGTGTGATTCTACGCTGCTATACTGACCTGATTGGACACCAGCGACAAGCTCGTCTCTAAGATCGAACAGTCTCTGTCCTTGCTCAGGGGTAATGTATTGAACTTTTACACCATCTGGGCCATCAGTATTGTTGCCTGCAAGGTGAAGTATCAACTGGTTGTAATCTGCAACATCTCGACCTAATACAAGATCTTTTGGCGTTCCATACTTTGCATATTCCTTAGCGGTAATTGCGCCCTTACTTAACTCAAACAAATCGCCGCCTAAACTTATCAGCCCTCCAGCGGTAGGCTTGAAAGAGGCTGCTTTCTCAATGCCAGCCTTGCCCCAGGCTATCGGTCGACCAGCTTTAGTTTTGCTAAAGTCGTCTATCGCTGTCTGCAGCTTGTTGAGGCTTGACCCTACATTGGTTCTTCTTGTTAGAAGCTCTGACATTCTAGATGGAGGGCCTTTTAACTCAGGGTTAGAATCCCACATGGAGTCCCAAGCGCCTTTAATTTTACCTCCGGTTTTCTTAACACCTTCTATTGGAGCTGTTACTACAGCCTTTGCTCCAGATGCCATTCTGTCGCGTAGGCTTTTGTTTACTTCTTCAGGGGCTGCAGCCTCTGGTGATGCTGCCTCTAAATCAAACGCATCATTAGTTGAAGAGAAAGCATCTCGAAGCTCTTGGTTTCTAGCTTCTTTTGCAGCTATTTCCTCTGGAGTCATTGGAACATTAGCACCAAAATCTTCCGGCGTGTAACGGAACATCGGGTTAATCCTTGGCCCGGCCTGCTCACCTAATACTGCCCCTGCGTCTAGAGGGAATCCAGTATCCATCGGAAGTATTGATTGTGGTCTAGCTGGAGATAGGTTGCGAATCATGCCTTCTGGTGTGCTCTGCATTTGAACTACTCGTCTTTTAGATTGACCTTCTAGCGCCTGAACAACACCAGCTTCCTCCATCTTTCTCATAAGGGCACTGGCCTGCCCAAACCCAATACCCAATGCTCTCTGTAAATCGGCTGTGCCAATATCAGTTTTACCTTTTGTGAGTTCAACTGCTTCGTCATACCTAGGAACATTTCTCCAGGCATAGTCATGAGGAATCCTATCTGAAACATGACCAGCAAAATTACCTTGCGCACCAGTGAGATTGCTTATCTTCATGTCTAATGACGACCCAGGGGCATTTCTTATGGCTTGTGCTAGTCCCTTATAGTCTAGTTCTCCATCGGCGTTATAAAATTTCTTTAGTTCTGGATGCCTTTCTGCCATGCCTTCCAAGACTTCGCCTTCCGCATGTGCTATATCAGCCCAAATCGGCTCCCGATCGTATTCGTCTTCGGACAGGGCATCGTCTTCTAGTGTCACGACAAACCAATCCTTCCCTTCACTGCGATTACCTGGAGTCATGTCTGCAAGGTAATCCATCGCCATGGCAAGGGCGTCATCATCAATTTTATATTTGTCTTGGCCAGCAAGCAGTCTCAGTACAGACCTTAATTCCGCTTCCTGTGGCGACACATCATGCCTAGCGTTCCACTTCTCAACAAATTCATTAAAGCTGTCCGCTTGAGCCTGTTCTGTTTTTGCCCTTAATCCTTCGGTTTCAGGGATTATATCCCACGAACCACCTTCTTCCGTTTGTAAGTCTAGCCTTGGCTGCAAGTGCATCCAGTTGAGCTTACCCGTAAGAGGCTTTTGCATTCTGTAATCAACATAGTCCCGTGCATTCAGGAAGTCGTCGTGGCCATAACCAGCAGCATACTCTCTTGGCTGAACACCAAATGGTTTGCCAGTCCACCGCTCTCCATGAGGGCCAAAGATTCTATCGTAGGTTGTGTCGAGAGGCACTTCTGGGTTTACTATTTCAGGCTGCTTTGTATTGATAGCAAGCTCTGGATTTTGCTGAAGAGCTTCAAAGCCCCGATTGTAATCACCAATTAATGTTCTTATTACGTCAGCTTGAGGCCATTCATAAGCAGATCCAGACCCCGCTGGGATCTTTATTGTTTGCTTAAAGGCATTTTTAAGAACATCATCGGGAATATCAACCTTACCCCGTGCGCCCTTATTCCACATATACAGGTAATCAAGAGGGGAGTGAGCCGACTTTTCCTTTCCTGTGTAATCTATGGTTGTTTCATGTTTGTCAGTTTTGGGATTCCAAACCATTTGCTGCTGTCGCCCCTGCCCAAGAAGCAATTCGGGCTGGTCTGCAAATGACTGCACAGTAGCAGTTTTGACTCGATTGATCTCGCCAACCAGCTTCATGATTTCGCTCTCGCTCAGCGGAGGTATGCCGGTAGCACCCTGCAATGTAGCTGCCAATCGTTCGCCTGGACTAAGCTGCTCTATAGGGCGTGTGTTTACGGTTGGATCGAACCGCTTTTTATCACCCATGTTTTCTATAAAGGCGGCTTCGGTGTCTACCTTGTATCCCTCTGAGGCTGATGCAGCGTCTGGGTCTTGCTCAAAAGGTATATCGGAATTGACAAGTGCCCTCATAAGAACTTTGTCTGGATCCTCAAAGGTGGTCGTGCCTTCGACAACAGCGGGCTCATATTTACCTGCTCTTTGTGAAACTCCTGTTAGAGATTGATCGGCAATCCCTGTTGCCATTTGATTTACAAGATCTTCACTTGTAGCTCCAGAGAACTTTCCTCCAGCTTGCGCATCTCTAATCTTGCCAGCTATTGTTTTAGTTCCGGCTGGCGTGCCTGCTGTATTCTCCATATAGTTCAGGACATTTTGTTTAATTTCGTTGTGAGCTTGTATACCTCGGTCGTAAACAATATCCCTCAATGCCTCTAGCTGCTTCTCGAGGCTATCCATGCCTCCAATACGCTTTAACTGGGACGCGCTTAAGATGTTGGTTTTCTTACCGGCGGGAACATCGCCAGGTCTTCCGCTGTGAGGAGTAAGGCCAAGGGAGTGTTCCATGAATTGATGTTGCCCAGGATCAAGAGCATCCATTATTGTTGCGGGTATTGCTTCTGGGTTGCTTACGCCGTATGAACCAAACGGGAGTTGATTGCCGTATTCAGTTGGTATTCCCGGTGCACCCACGGCTTCTATTGCGTGTTCTATACCTGGATCTATAGCTTTAGATGTAAGGCCTCCTGTCCTAGGATTTTCCTGCCATCTTGATTTCATAAGATCTGCGTGATCTTCTGGGCTAAGAACACCTGCTGGAATTAATGGTAATAGCTCAGCTACATCTACTCCTTGGCTGGCAGCCGCTTTAATACCCTCAATTAAAGCCTGCTTGTTTGGATAGCCACCATAAAACTCCTTGCCGCTTAGCGCACTACCCTTCATTGCCTCTCGGATAGCCCGTTCTTGCGGGCTCATAGGAACAGGGGGGGCCTGTGAATACCTAGGGTCTGCTTTGAAAGTGCTTGGGTACCTGCCTATTCCTGGCTCTTGATACCCGAATAACTTCTTGCCCATCTCTGCGGCTTGTTGATTTCTGATTAGCTGTTCTGGATCCATGGGTAGGTTACTCGTTAAATCTGATCGATTAGTAGGAGGCATGGCTTACCACCCCCCGCCTAGACCCATGTCACCGCCTGGAATTCCGGGGATTCCTGGGATTCCACCACCGAATCCACCGCTAAACTGACCCATCATGTCTCGCAAGTTACCCTGCATTAAGTTGTACATATCCATCTGGTTCTGCATCATCATGCGATCGTACTGGCTTTGTGCTTCCAGACCGGCAGCTTGGTATCTTGCCTGTGCGTCCAGTAAAGCGTTATCTAGTGCTGTGCGGTTATCTATGCGGTCCTGCATGTATGACAGATTGTTTAAGAAATCCTGATCTTGCATTGAGCTTACGTTCTGGCGATGCTCAGCATCCTTTAGCCTTTGGTCAAACTCCGTGCCTAGTTTTGCGTGCATCACACTTCCTAGGTTCCGTGCATTAGTAAAATCTTTTTCATGCTTAGTCCCAGCGTCAGTAGAGAAGCCAGGCGACGTTACCCATTCGCCTGGATCTTGATATGCTTTTGCCATTGCACGGTTTTTTTCACGCTGCTTAGCACCTCCGCGCTTACGGACTTTCATAGCTTCCGTAAATCTAGAGCTAACAGGTATACCTTCTTTTTGCAGCTTGTCTTCGTCGAAACCAAGGCCTCTACGCCTTTCGGAATGCCCGAATCCACCTGTAATACTTTGCATTTCAAAATCCTTTAAGATGACATTTTGTCATGTTAGCTATCAATTCCAGGGATGAATCCCTCTCCGCCGCCCATGTCGCCACCCATGTCGCCGCCCATGCCTCCACCCATGTCGCCGCCCATGTCGCCGCTTTGTTTAGCCATTTCGTAGGCGTTTAGCCAGTTCTCTGCATACCAAATAGCGTCTTCAATCGGCTCAAAGGGTCGAACAAAATACATTAGGTTTTCGCCAGTATCAGGAGGCAGGTTTATGAACTTACTTGTCCAGCTAAATTCTTCCCAGTTTGCCTCATCCATTCGAGGATCAGGGCCAGTAACAATAGGCTCTCCCGTCTTGGGGTGATGCGATAATATATTTTGAGTATTACCACCCCAAACACTCTGAGGACCTTCAACAATGTATATCCTGTCTCCATCGGCATTTATATAAGACATCTTAGGAAGTCCCGGATATTGTTGGTCTCTGTCTGGCCGCTTAAACCCACCAATGTCCAAAATGCGATTATCTTCTGGCATACTCTCTTCAATTTGAATCTCGCCTATAAGTCTTTTTCCCCGGAAAGTAATAGGTTCATCTAAAAGAATTTGAGCTGTGTGATGTGGCGACCAGTGGCTAACTGATATGATTTCGCCAGTTTCAGGGTGAAAAATAAACATCCCTGGATGATCTTCTTTTAACTGTGCTGGAGTCTTGCTTCTAAGCAGATCTAATCTATCACGAAGAAATCTCTCGTGCTCATCCGCCATGGCTCTGTTCCAGTGCGTACCGATCTGGTCTTCTCGAATATTTCTTAGTTGGTCAATATCCTCATCGGTTACGCCCCAAAGGTTTTTCCAAGTAGCATACACTTCTTCTGTTTCAGGAGCATTTAGCCTCCACTTCATTGACTCGAAGGGACTGTTCCCGTAAATAGGATTCCAGTCTTCGTCCCAGTCTATGATTGGCTTGCTAAATGCCCGATGGTAGAGCCTTGAAACTTGCAGTTCTTTGTCAGCGAATGCGCTGTCAGGGCCAATATTCATGTGAAAGACTTTGTTTAGCAAGTCTGACTCACCACCTTGATAGCCTCTTTCCCAAGGATCTTCAGGATCACCCCAGCTACCATAGTGGCTTCCCATTCCATAGTTTCCAAACTCAAGCTCTCGCCATTTGTCACTACTGAAGCCACCTATACCGCCAGGGGTGGCCCACTGCTTAGAAAAGCGGGCTTCCATCGCCGCTATTTCTTCTTCGCTAGCGTTAGGGTGCTCTCTTAGCCATCGCTCAAACAACTGCTGCACCATTGGAGACCCATAAGGATTGGCTGGGCCTATTCCAAACTGGCTGTGCCATTGGTGGGTTAGGGGGTCGTGAGGTATTACTGGAGCAGCTTGGTCAAACCACTGCTGTTGATAGTCATACCAGCTATCACCAAGCTCTTCATTTAGACCTCGTTGATATTGTTGGATTTGATTTCCAACACCATACTCCCAAGTCTTGGCTTGGCCGTACTGATCGTATTCGTCACCCCACTGGTAATCTCCCTGCTCTAAGCTAAATGGAGAACCTCCCCCCTGCTGGCCACCTTCTTCAGGCATTTCCATTGGAGTATCTTCAACGTCCCATCCAGCGGCACTGCCATCACCCTTAACTGGTGTTCCAGTGCCTGCTCCAGACATTCTACTTCCATCAGAGCCTTGTGTGGCACCGCCAGTTTGCCCTGATAAGCCACCGCCGCCAATACCACCGCCAGTGCCGGACAATAAGCTGTCTATTTGTTTTTTGTAATCACCATAATTAGTAGCACTAGCAGGAGCTGCACCTGACATTCCACCAGAACTAACTCCACCACCTAACGTAGAGGAGGCTGAAGAGGCAGCGGCGGAAGACGAGGCCTTGCTTGTAGGAGAAAATAAATTTTGTTTTCTCTGGGGAGTCGATCCCGGTGTTGCCCCTGTGCCGACTGCACCCTGCATTGCCTGCTTCTTTTTTGCGGCAGCAGAGGCACCAGTCTGAGCGGCGCCACCTTGTGCGGCTACAGTTGTTGACTTCCCAAAGGCTTGCTTGCTACCAAACGGAGAATAATTACTATTGCCGCTTTTAGCTTGGTTATTCACTCTGCCGCTATTGTTTTTTCGTTTTGCAAAATCAAATGCCATTTTATCGCCCAAGTAATGCTTGTTGTAATGGATGTGTAACACCTGCTTCTTGAGCAACCTGATTCGCTAAGAAGTCTTCTAGGTTTATGTTTAAGTCTCCGGCAGAAAACCCAGAGGCCGCACTGCCTGCATCATAAAATCCCATTGGAATTTTTTTTCTTTTAGCTTTTTCAAATTCTGGGAAGTCGGGTGCTTCGTTTGGGAAATCCTCAAACTCAAGGTTTTGGTCTGGTATGCCTGGAATATCCCATTCAGGGATATCAAATTCAGGCCAATCAAAATCGCCAGGGTCAACAGGGTCGCCATGTATTGGAGGCTCGTAATCATTCCAGCCTTCAGGGTCACCTCCTAATGGGTCTGACATTGGAGTACCTTGTTCGCCGTACATGTCTATGTCATCGCCTTCTAGGTCAATCATTCCATCATCATCGTAATTGTCAGGCTTATAGGCAGCAGACATATATGACATAGGAACAGAACTAGATGTAGCGGGAGCCGATGCCATATTTGACGAAGTGCCGCCACCAAGAAGAGCGTCCATCAAATTGCTACCGCCGGCAAGCAGGCTGTTGTTGCCGCCAGTAAGGAGGTAATCTGATGGCATACCTGACCCACTATTAGGATCTCCATACCCAGTCAAATTGTGCATATATGTATCGTTCACTGTTTTTCCTAACCAAAATTAAAGTCTGGCATACCCATGTTAAACATATCCATGCTATTGCGAATCATGTTTTGGCGATGCTTGTTTGCAAGGCCTGCCTTGTTAACCTTGGATTGCAAATCAGCAATAGCCAGTCCAGTAGCTCGATTAACATCAGATGCCCTATCTGAAGCCTCTCTAGACCTAGCTCTACCGCTCTGGGATTGAAGACCCTGTATTCCTTTAGCAGCCAAGCCATGGCCGGCAAGATACTGCTTGCGGCTTTTATCGAGACCTGGATCAACAACATCAGACCCATATTCAGTTTGAGCCAGACCCAAAGCATCTCTGGCAACAGCACTAGCATCCCCGTCTTGGGAAGCAAAGTGGGCAAGTTCGGGTAAAACTTCGGTTGGGTTAACACCCGAAGCAAAAGCATCAATCCCGTCTTTGTCTTCTGCCGCTTGAGGGCCGCCAGGATTGAAGGCGTTAAGACCTTGTATTCCAGTGCCCAAAGCCTCTGCGTAGTCTGGCAATGCAGCAAGGTAACCCTTTCCGAGCTCTAGCTTATTGCCCATCATGTCACGCATCAAAGCCATGTAGTCGTTCCACCGCTTTTCGGCAAACTGTCCTTGCCGCAAGAAGTTTCTTTGAGCAACATTGTGCTGCATGGTTTCCCAGATGGATTTATTTAACTGGCTAACCATGTTTGGCAGGGTATTCAAAAACCCTTGAGTCATAAAGTTGCCAGCAAACCGGGCCATTGGGTCTATATAGGGAGTCCACCCACCCATTGGCTTAGGGCCAAGAAGTGCATTAGCAAGGGGCTGGTTGCCACCAAGTATCTGCCCCCAGTTTTGTATGCCAAGCCCTTTAAGCTGGGCCATTGCCTTAAATCGCTCGTTTTCATTCTTAGCATTCGCTAGATCTTGTATTATCTTCCAAACGTCTTGATTCTTATTATTATTATTATTGTTGTTGTTGTTGTTGTTTACTGGAACGTCTGGAATTTGATCTGCATCAACATCTAGAGCTTCATCGTTTGCGTGATCCTGCATCAACGCACGCTTCCACTGCATAAACATTTCGCCGTTGTCTTTAAACAAATCCCCGCCTCTTTGGATTCTATTTGCAATGCCTATGATTGCGGATGCAGGATCGTCTTGGCCTGAAGTCATATCAGTTATGTACTGATTTGCCAGGGCGGAATTAATTTTAGCGCCTCCTCCAAAATTAATAAGATGATGTCTTATTATTCTTCTTGCCTGTTCTTCGGTCATCTTAATCACCTAATCCGTTTCTTGAATTGTCTACTCGTTCTAAAAAAGAAACATATGTATAAGGAGGAATCGTTGCTGCGGTTGGACTACCGCTACCACTTGCTCCAGTAAAAGTTACGCTAATTGTACCTAAGTCAACACCCGAATCTCCAGTTGGAGTTCCGGTAACAACACTAACCGTGCTTTCACTTCCAGTGCCAATAGTGGTTTGGCTTAGCGTATGGCTATGATTTCCAATGCCGTTGGCTGTAAAAGTACCCTCTAGTGTTAATGCGCCTGTAGCACTGCCCCCGGTCCCACCGCTATCAGACGGACTAGACCAGCAGCGTGGAAACTTTGTGGCTAAGTTAATCCCAGTTCCGTTTCCAGAGGAGGATCCTTTAGCGTTTTCAGTCCCATTACAAAGGGCATAGCCTTTTATGCCCTTATCTGCTTGGCTTCCCATAATTATACTGCCTATGCGATTATCTCCATAGCCAGGAGCTATGTACTGGCCATTGGCAGTCTTAAAAAACATTATTGTTTCGCCTGACTCTATGTTGGGATCCTGAGATCCTGAGACAGGCAGGTATATTTTAAGCAAATCACCTGAAGCACCTACTCCAGTGGGGTCATTGCACTCTTGGGCTCTAACAAATGCCATGTGCCCACCTTTGCTTGGCGGATCTCTGTCGTACTCCCAGTTGTATTGACACTTAGCCCACCTAGCGGAACGCATATCAGTGCTTGTTATTTCTGTAGTAACAGAGATAAGCCCGTCATGCTCAAGGCTTGCTTGGGGATTGCAGAATATAGACTTAAGCGTTTTTACGGCAGAGGGGGTTAGTCCATCCGCAACCAAAGAGTCGAATAGCCCAGCTTGTTTACTAAACATTAACCACCCCCGGCTGTAGTGGATGGGCCAGACACACCTTCTATTTCAATAAGCTGTATTTCTGGTTTTTCGGTGGCCGAATGCCCACGCAACTCAAAGGCAACCTTGTGCTCTCCTGTTGCTAGGGTCGAATACATTCCATCGAACCTAAATTTCTCTCTTCCGGTGGATTCTTCAAGTTCACTGAAGTTTTTGCCGATATTAAAGACTACATCTTCTTTATGTTCGTCCTGTATCTCTACTGCACCGCCTAAATCCTGTGCCATCTCGTAAGAAACGGGATCATCGTCCCCGTTGTAGTAAATGCGCAGGTCTAATGCGGTATCAGTGTCTGTGGGCTTGAACTTCATGGAAAATTCACGTTTGGCACGGCCTTCAGCTTCAGGAAACGCATAGCTGCCGGACTTCCACTCCCATTGGACAGCACCTACGCTGTATTTGGACGTAGTATCAGGGTTAGTTGTCCAGTTCGGGGTGATAGTTAACGTAGTTCCGTTATTACTGGAGATTGTTCTACGCTGACCCTTACCTGTACCCTGATAAATGTAAACACTAGCGTTCCTAAAGGCATTTACACCCCACGATGCCCCTGAATCTACCAAAGAGCTGGACGTAGAAGAGGTTGCAGTCCCTTTAGTCTCTGATGTTACGATGTCAGTGTTTCCTGCATCAAGCAAGTACACGCCTTCGTTCTCAGAACTCAATATTGTTTTAGGTTCACCACTACTTTCCACTGTACCAGCGGAACTTATCTGTACGGGGTACTCCATCATGTCCCAAGACTTACGACGGATGTTATAAACCAACGCTCTTCGAGGATATGTACCACTATCGCCCACGAAAGAGACAAAAAAGTAAATTCTTTCGGAAGGCCTGTCAGTTTTTACGAAGAACTTGTCCGACTTGGTGTAATCTATGCTGCCAATGGAGCCGTCTTTGCGCCAGATGTCTTGAACTTGCTTCGATATAGTCTCTGATGTACTGCCATCAAACTCATATGCACCACTATCATCCATTAGGTAGGCTTTGTTTTCAAATACATCCCAGCAATAGTGGTTAAATGCACCTCGATCGTCTAAAAATCGTAGGTTTCCATCCCTGAGAGGTGTAGTTCCATAGCTCAGGGAGTATTTGAACCTTTTTGCTAGGATATATAGATATGGACCATAGGGCATTGCACCTATAATCTCTGCATCATCGTTGTGATTGGACTGTAAAGTAAATGAATTGTTAGAGGGAACGCTTTCGGGCTCATCCTGATAGCTAAACAACACCTGCCGACGTGTATTTTTGTCAGGATAGATGACGTACTTCTTGCCAGCAGCTACAGTCACGGCTTTTTCTAGCGTTATGTTTGTTGCGCTGGTGTGAGCTGTGATTTTTATGGCTTCGCTTTGGCCTTCAATTTCTATATACCTGCCAACAAAGGTGGAAGGCCAGTCAGTCCCAGCTCCTGAAAGCGTAGAGCTAGATGAACCCCCTGTCCCACATGTACCTTTGTTGTATTTCACAGGACTAAAATAAAAATATCTATCCTGGAACATTACGCAATAAGCAAAGTGATCTGGTGGTGGAACTTGCCTTCTGGCAATAAGGGTTCCGTCTTCAGCGATAATATCCATTACATTATCGCCACTTTGCAAAGCCAGCGTGTCGTCGTCTTTAGTATCTACGTAACTTGTGGTTCCGTTGTCTATCTCGGCAACTTTATACAGCGTCTTAAACTGCCCAGCGGTAGTTCTCCACAGCTCAATCTTAGATACTCGTGAATTAGTAGATGCGGTAAGATTAGACCAAGTAAATTTGTCTGCTGTCTGAGCTACAGGTAGAGTCTCGGTGCTAATTGCACTGTAAACCGGAATGTCATCTGATGTTTTATATCGGTAAGCACAGAGATAACTCCCCGATGTAGCACCTTGCCCGTCAACAGACCACTGCCCACTGTCTTGAGTATAAGTTCCATCCATTGTGGTGTCGTCAAGGTAAAACTGGCTGGTTGAAGTTACTGTAACAGTAAACTTGTTTCCATTAAGCTCTGGCTTAATAGCACCAGTACCTTCAACTTCACCAATAAGAATCTTATCCCCCGTACTCAGCCCATGATCCGTGTGTGTAATTAGATATTCGCCCGAGGTGTCTTTAGGGTCGATTGCATTGGCGCCGCTGAGCGTGTTAATAGCAGACATTGCTACGGTAGGGCCATTAGCTGGAGCATCTACACCAAGAATATTTGTTGAGTTTGAAACTCCGTCCCAAATAAAGCCCCTGTTAATGCCATTAACGCCTATAACTTCGCCGGTTCGCGTTTTGCAGAAACACATTCTTTGGAAGGTGTTGTACCCAGTGGCTATATTAGTGGACGAGCCGAACGAGGCTGGCTGAATACCTTTCCTTGGGGTAATTACTCCAGGTTTATTAGTATTAATATTTTTTTGGAATTGTGCAGCACCCTCTGGGACATCACCAAAGTCTGCATTGCTAACAATACCACTAAAATTACTAATCTTTGCCATATCAAGAACTCGTTGTTATTACATTTTGCAGGTTGGTAAACAGGTAAGAGTACCTAGACTGTCGATTGTATCCTCCACTCTCCTTAAATCTCGACTCGGCTTCCAAGGATCTGCGAAGCTGGTAGTCAGCAATACGGCGAGCCTGAACAGTGTCTCTCTGGTCATTGGACATGCGTGCAATCCGGTATTCAACCTCAGCCTTAAATGCTTCGATCATGCTTTCAGACATGTCAACGGGATCAGATACAACAAAATATTTATTTGCGTATCCGCCAGACTTGCCAATAGCATCGTCAAGGTTTACTGTGGTACCACTAATAGAGCTTATCTTATGCTGCTCGTAGTAAGGATTTACGCCAGCTAGACCCGTGGGGTGAGTAGTAGTTTCGGACAATCTTATAACTGCACCTACCATACTTGCTGGAAGCTCGGTATCTGTAGTTAGATATGTGTTTGTTGCGGAAGCTGTAGCGTTTTGAGTTGATGAAGCCCTTGCTTTTACCTCTGTTCCAGCCCACCTAAGAGTCCTCGGCTTTCTTCTGTACATAAACATAAGGGGCTCAGATTCAGTGGGGTAAGGATCTACAAACAAAGACCACTTCCCATCTGCATCTGAGTTCTTCATAATCGTCCAAGCCCAAGTCTGCCCGCCAGAGCTTAGATACCGCTCTCTCTGCTGCCACTCAGTAGGAGTGATGTAATATGTGACCCAGTTGTTCTTTTCTACACCAACGTCGTAAAGCCTCCACATGTCGTCTGGAAGCGGGTACTCAGTTCGGTACGCATCATACGTCACAGCAGAAGAAATGTTAGCAGCGGGGCAATTAGACGCATCTAAGATGATGTTGGCTGCTGTATCTGTAGTCTTTTCTACAGTGTAGACAGAATCATCTATACGAATTCGTCCATACTTAATCCATGAAGGCCAAGTCCCTCCATCCTGTATGACAAGAGTTCTAGTAGACGCAGTATAAGTCACCTTTCCAGTGCTATACTTTGCATCTAAATCTATACGGCCTTCTGTAATGTAATACGCCCACTCATTACCCATGGATATATCACGATATGCACCAAGAATTGCTTCCTTGTGCATACGGAGATCTTTAGTTCTAGCACCACCGTCTGTCAGGGCAGTAATGTAATCCAGTATGTCGGAATAGAGAGTTACGCTATCGGATACTGCCATGTGATTAACCCATTTGCTGACGGTAAGCTCTTAGTTTATTTAATAGTTCTCCCTGCGGCGCCCTTGGGTTATCGGGGTTTGTGACACCTGCTATTCTCATGGTAGGCATCCCAAACATTTCCATAAGTTCTTGGTCAGAAGAACCTTGTCCACCCTCTGGAAAATTCTGATTTGGCGGTGTAACCGACCTATAAGGCTGCCTTTGCATTTGTGGGATCATTTGATCTTCCTCGGGGAATATCATGCCGCCACCTGGTATAGGCCCACCTTGATAAGGCTGCTCTCCAGGCTGCTGCCCCTCCATAAGTGGATTGGTATCGCTAGGGCTAGGCGAAGCCCAAATCTCACTCATGTTCGGATCTTCGCCTCCAACTACAGCTTCAAAGCTGGGATCCCAATGGGCATACCTTGGGTCGAAAGTGTGAGTTTCCCCTTTTGAATCCGTAACTTGAGCTTGTCGTATTACTTTACGGCCAGCTCCTAGCATTTCGCTATAGGTCACTCCACCTACATTACCCAGAACCTTTTGGGGGCTTTGGCCCCATCCAGGACGATTGACCATATCGCCCATTAATCTGTTTCTTCGCTGTCCTCGTTTTTCCCATGTTCCCTCAGCCTTCATCTGATCGACTCGACCTTGAAGCTCAGGGCTGAGTCCGCGATGAACTCGTCC